ATGCCAACGGCGTACCATATGGTTCACTACAGGCTTTTCACTGCGCCGGGAGCCGAACGCCCCCACGCCAACTTCGAGCAGATGTGCCGGGCTGCTCTCGGCAACAAGGACGCCTCTGGCGCCGCCCTTTGGGAAAGGGTGACCGACAGGCTGCAGACTTTGGACCAAACTGATGAGCGCCAGGTTCTGCTCAATAAGGTTGCAGACCTCTCCACGGCGGTTTTCGGGGAGATGTGCCTGATCGAGCGCAAAGGATTGCAGGCGCTGCTGGAGCTAAAGGCCTCTAGCGTCGAGCTGTCCGACCTCACCGTTGCTCAAATCTACGCATTGCAAGAGCGCGGAGCTCCGAGTGGGTCGCACTTCGTCAGAGGAATGGCTTACTGGATGGCCATTGCAAACCACGTTTTCTTCGTTCGAATTCAGAACCTTACTTCCGACCATATGCAAAATTACTTCGCATGGCTGCTGAAGGATGAACTTACGAAGGCAGGGGCGAAGACCTCCGTCCGCCTCCAGGCTGAATTCGACAAGTCATTATCGGTAGAGGACCTTGGGGATATACGAACGCTCCGCGTAAAAGGGAACTCAACCCCGCAGTTCGAGGTCCGTTCCTTACCCGATGACAGTACAAAGGAGACAAAAACCTCGAAAAAATTTGCCGATAAATTTGTTCAATTTGCCCAGGCTTTGCCGGTAGTTGAGGCGCTTTTTGGCCCCGCCCGCACGCGGTCGTTGGTAGAGAGTCTCGGCCCAAACGAGTACCTTGCTGTCGATGCTTCGGTGAAGGTCCGTGGGAGCAGAACCGTAAAATCGCGCGATAGTTTACGTAGTATTGCGAGCGATTTGGCCGACCTGACTGATGGTGAAGTCAGAGTGGAGGGTAAAGACGGCACCATGTCTGATGGCGACGCAATTCTGCGGACCCGCATGCCCTTCGACCTAACCCATGAGGGGTCCAATTATCTTGACTTCGATAATGTGGCCGACCAGCTGCAAGAGGTATATTCTCGGTTTGTTCGAGATCAAAAGATTGAGGCGTAATGGGCTTTTTTTTACCTCTAGTTGCGTCGCTGCTCGGCCTTAGTCTCTTCGGACTTGCCGTGGATTTGCCACGGCTGTTTCCCGCTCTTCAGCCACTAATAGTCGGCCTTTCGATAATGGCTGCCGCCGTCTTCGTACGGCTCAATCGCGGTATGCCGAGCCTAGATTGGAAAAGTCTAGAGCCTCGCCAGCGTTCTGCACTGACTGGTGCAATTGTTAGACTTACTGCAGAGTACGCTGCAATCTTGGGGCTGATGTCCATATCATTGGTCGTTCTTGTAGTACTTACCGCGATTGGTGTGGACAGTGTTCGATGCACATGGCCCGAATTGCTTCAAAAATTTACATCGGCAGGAATTGGAGCTCTTCTTTCCCTTTGCGCGGCCCGAATGGTTTATGTCGTCTGGAGAGACTATGACATTGTCAAGCTACAGAAAACACTGATCGACGCGGCAGGGAACAACGAGAATGCCGCCGCGCAAAATGGATTGGCGGACCAACGTGTGGTCGCCATGCGCAAGGCTGCGATCAGGCGCTTCCAGCAGGCTCCTCCGAAAGCCTGGGACGAGGAGTGACCGGGCAGCCGTGATAGCTACATGGGCCTGCGGCTGGCGCGTCCGGTTCGTCCGGTGAAACGCTTAGGATTAGCTCCGCTCTCCGCCTCCTCCAGCAGCGCAGCAAACTGGCCTTGCAGAGCCTCCTGAGCCTGGCGCGCCAGCGGATAGTGATCCACCCCACGCAGATACACCTCTAGGTTCGAATCACTGGTGTGCCCCGTCAGCGCACGGATGGCGCGGTTTTCAAAACCCAGCAGCTTCAACGCTACCGGCCCAGTCGCCCTTAGCCCATGCAGCGTGTACCGCTCCAACTTCAGCTGCTCCAGCAAGCGCGCGAGCGTCTCCTGCGCGTTGGCCGTGGTCCAGGGGCGCCCGCGCGGCGTCAGGAACAGCCTATCCCTGTGCTGCCCCTTCATGCGCTCCAGCACGCGCGCCAGGCTCTCCGGCACATGGAGAACCAGTGACTCTCCGGTCTTCGCCTGCTCGATCGTCAGCGTGCGTTGGATAGCGTCGTACTGAGCGGGGCTGAAGCGCGTGACGTCGCCCCCGCGCTGCACCGTCAGCAGATAGCCGACGAGCAGAGCTCTGAACTCCGGGGTCGCCGCGCGCATCACCGCCAGCAGGATCTCCGGCTTCCATGGCCGGTTCTGGTTCGACTTCTCGACCTTCAGCCGCCGCGACGCCTCCCAATGGTTCGCCGTCACCGCGCCTGGGTGCAGCCGGCGATACAGGCGCGCCACAACAATCATACGGCTTCGAAGCCCGTTCCAATTGATGGGCCGGTCCATGTACTTCGTCCGCAGGCGTTCAATCCATGCTTCGTCGAGAGCGCGTAGCGGCAGTTCGCCGAAGGCGCTGCGGAACTCATCCAAGGTGCGGCGGTAATCGCGGCTGCTGCTTGGGGCAAGCTGGCGGTAATCCGCGCTGGCCAGATAGGCCGTGATGGCCTCGTCAACGGTATGGCGTCCCGTGGCTCCTGGAGCGAACGATTGATGGCTGCCGTGCGCCTGATCGTAGGCTGCCAGGAAGGCTGCGGAACCCTCCGGCTGGGGTAGCGGGATCCGCTGCCCGTTGCGTCGGTAGTAGAGGTAGGTCCTACCGGCGCTGTTCCGCACCCTTTCGACGTGGGGCAGGGGGCTGGTAACCGTCAAGGGCTCGGCGGGCGGCGTCGTTCGCCTGCTCATCGCTATGCTTTTCCTCAAGTTGGTAGAGGCGGTCCAGGCAGCGTTCCAGCTCTCGCCGGTGCCAGCGCTGTTCGCCGGGTAGGTGTTCCCGAGCCGGCGGCAGGAGCCCGCTTCGCACGAGGGCATCGAATTGGGCGCGGCTGTAGGTGGTAAACCTGCAGGCGGTGCTCCGGTCCATCAGCAGAGGCCAGTTGGGGAGGCGGTCAGGATCCCGAGCATGCGGCATCGAGTGCTTCCTCCTGTGACGAACTACGAGCACAAAACGTTATCGTGCCCTGCGAACGTGACCAGCCGACTTGCCGCGGCTCACCGAGCCTGAAACCACCATTCGCCATCAGTCACGCACCATCCGGCGAGCTTTCTACGGGACCCGAGCCGCCGAGGGGTAGCGTGCCGCCTGGCAGCCAGTGCGTGGCCGCAGGATCTTCGCCCTGATTGTCGCACCAGCCGTCGCTGTACTCGGACGCAGTCCCGCCGTACCGGGCAGCGGCGGCCTCCGCGGATAACCAACGCGCCTCGCCGATGAGCCAGAAGTTCCCGTCGAGGGCCCGGGCGAACAGGATGTCCGAGCCGTCGGCCGGCGCCGTGTCGATCGGCTCCCATTCGCTGGCATGAGTGCTGTCGAGAAAACCCTTCAGGTCCGGTTCCCGGCCTGCCGCGCGGAAGATCTCCGACAGGAAAAGGATCAGGCAGGCATCGTGCTCTTCCGAAAGCACGGCGATGATGTCCTGGAGGGCGTCGACCTTCACCAGCTTCGAGAAGCGGTCGAATGCCGCCGTCAGCGTGACATCGCCAGAGTCCTCATCGGGGGACCACCACAAGGTTCCAATCCGAACACCTTTGGTGCGCGGCACGCGGAGGAGGGGAGCTGCGTGACGTTCAGGCATGCTCGTCCTCTTCCAGTGTCAGACAGCGCCTGCTTTCATCAATCTGCTGCAAACCTTCAGCCGCCCGCATCCGAACGGCGTCGGGCTCGGTCGAGGCGTTATGAATCTCCAGCAGCGTGTCCTGCAATTGGTCCAGGGTTGCCATGGCATCGGCGATGGCCAGTACCAGCACATCGCAGCCGGGCGGAAAGCCAGGCGCGCTGTCGGTCATGCCATCACCTCTGCCGGGGTGAGCGCCCATTCGAGAGCTGCCGCAGCGCTGCAGTCGATCGCCGCGAGGCAACGGGCGCGTGACGTTGGACCAGGCCGGATCTTGGCCCAGGCTTCCTGGAACTCCTGCCCTTCCATAGTCCCCGCTGCGGAAAGAGTCCTGGCCATAGCTGAGATGCCCGCCCACTCGGCTTCCACGAGGGCGTAGGCGGCCAGCCACAACCGGTCCAGAAGGTCCTGGAGCGGCTGCTGCATGGCCTCGGCCAGGTAGTTGCCGATGAGCCTGAGCACGTCATCATCATGAAATCGACCGTGAACGAACGTGTGCTTCAGCACCGCCCCGATCGCCGCCTGCTTATGCAGGATAGACCCCATCCTGCTCCCATTGTTCCACCGCTGCTCCGCGATTGGGCCAGCGCATGTCTCGATCATGTCCAGCCGTGCTGATCGGAGGCATTCCGGGTCGGCAGGCCACAAGGCCCTGGCCCACCGGCTGATTCGGAGATCCACGAAGGTCTCACCGAGAAACTCGGCACCCGCGAGCGCGGTGATTTTCTGAATGCGAGGACCTGGGCGCGCACTATCCTGGTCGATGGCCAACCGCGTGATCGCATGCCCACATTCGTGTGCAGCGACGGCGAGGATGCTGGGGCTGTGGATTGCGGTCACAGCTGCACCAGCTCCTCTAGCACGGCCCAGGCGAGACATTCGTTGTTGTGGGCGCAGACGATCTCCCCGTCCTCCGGGTCACGCGTCGCGCCCGCAAGCGCGGCGCGAGCCCTGGCCTTCAGGCCATCCATGGTCGTCGCTGCAAGACTCAGCACCTTGTCTTCCAACTCCGCTACCGAGGCAGCACGGGCGTGGATAGCAGCTTCGCCAGCAGCCTCCGCTTCAGCGCTCCAATCCCGGCGCTCATCGAACAGCGTTTCGTAGCCGCGGTAGGCGCCCTCAAGCTGAGAGCAGGCGGCAATCAGCTCGGCATCAACGGCGGGTTGGTCGCCGGAGGCGGGCAGGGAGATGCCTGGCCGGGATGTAACCGGTGGCGGCGGGGAGAATGACGGCTCCTTGACGTGGCTCACAGGGCAGACGGCCAGGCTGCTCACTTCTGCGCCCTCTGGGCTCTGGCGGCGGCGCCTGCCTGCAGTTCAACGATCACCTCCTCGACCGCCTCCGCGGTGTCCTCGAGCGCATCCATGCGGCGTGGCATGTACAACGCTCGAATGCGCTCAAGATCAGGCGTCGAGTGATGCCGAAGCAGCACGTTGAGAGCTGAGTACAGCGCCTGCTCGACCGCCTCCTTCTTCACGTCGAGGTCCGCTTCGGGGAAGTCGTTTGCTATCATGTCGTGGTTGATGTGACCCGCGACGATCAGCGTGAAGATTGCCTCTTCCACCGTGTTGGCGCGGAGATAGGGAACCACATCCACAATGGCCCACTCCCGGCGGGCAAGGAGGCCTGCCTTGTTGTCGTAGTGCGACTTCAGCAGGTGATGGATATTCTCGGACGCCTTGTCCGTGGCCACGTCGTAGCCGTCGAGGGCGCCAATCGCCTCGGCCATGAGGAGGCTAAGCGTACCGGGGGCTGGGAGGGCCGCAGGGGCCGGCCGGCCGGAGGCGGTGCGCACCGGCACAGCGGGGGCAAACGCTGCAGATGAAACCTGGGTGCGGGTAGCGCTCACTGTGCCACCCTCCGCTTCACCGCACGTGCCTCGGCCTGTGCTGCCGCGGTGGCGTCCTCAGCCTTGTAGCTGTCTTCGATGGCACCGACCGCCGCTGCCAACAGGCGCGACTGATCACGCAAGGAGGCAGCAATGAACTGCATCCCACGATGGCGGTCGTTCATGGCGAAGAAGGACGTCATGTAGGTCAGCGCACTCGCCGCGCCGGCAAGACGCTCGGCGGTGTCGCGCGCCACATGCTGCAGCATTGCCTGCAGATCGCTGTGCTGCTGCAAGCTTGCCCAGTGGGTGTCAGTCACGCAGCCGGGCTGGGCGGCGCGCAGGATCTCCGCATTGGTGAGACGATGCGTGTCAAGTTGAAGAGCGCCGGCGGTGGCGACCACGGCGGGCGGTTTGGCGAAGGCCTTGTCCTTGCGAGTGGTCGTGCTCATGCCAGCACGCTCGCCGGCCGGATCGCTGCACGATGATAAGAGCGGGCCAAGCGGGCATCGCCCTCTGCCAGGGCCTCCCAGGCGTCGGCGCGGCACAGGGCACGCCAGCCGCGGTCGAGAGCATCCTTGCCGGCGTCAGGATCGTTCGCGATCTCGGCCAGGCGCCGCAGGTCCTGCGCGTGGCGCCGATGGTCGAGGGCGGTGAAGGCACGGCGGCGCCGGGCGCGGGCCGTGCGGGAATTCGAGGTGGTGGAACGCACGGTGAGGGTGCCTCCGTTGGGTACGGAGACTACTTCGCATTATAATGCGGTTCCGTCAACGGGATTCGCATTCCAGTGCGGTCACTCTAGCTTATAGGCACCGATAATCTTGCCCCAGATGTAGACGTGATGGCCATCTTCATGAATGAACGAGATTGCATCCTGCTCCTGGTCTTCCTCAAGCACCGAAGCTGGAGCTTTGATATGCTGGTTCCAGCGAGGAGACCGAGATCGGAGCGCCAGCCAAACCTGCTCCGCGTCGTTCACGACCTCTCGGACACTAACGCGGGTGACTGCACGTAGTGGCTCTGAATGATATTCCAGACTATCGTTATCCCAAGCCTCTATACAAATCACCCTGTCACCGACTTTGGCAGGAATGTTCAAATCTTCATAGTGAACGTATACTACAATATCATTCTCAGAATAATATTGGTCAGCAGAGTCGTCCAATATATTTGCAGCGTATCTAGTAATTTCTGGAAATCTTCTATCTTCTGGCAACGCAATAGTTTTTCGGTTGCCAAATTTTCCGGCATACGCTGCTGCCTTCCGATCAGCCGCTACCTCAGTATTCAGTGGGATAAGTTCAAGTTCAGTATTCCGTTTTGATAACAATCGACTAACAGACACATCTAGCGCCTCGGCAAGCGCGTCAAGCGTTGAATAGGTCAGGGTAGTGGACCGGCCGCTAAGGAAATTACGCAACACGCTTTCGCCAATGCCGGCCGCTTTGGCCCACCGATTAACCGACATTTTCCGGTCGGAAGACCATTGAAGCAGGATTTCTCTGAGATTTTCAGATTCGGTCGCGGTCATGGTGCTGTTTGACACAACTCCGCATTCCAACGCGATCGCATTGTAATGCGAAGTGGCTTGAACTCGCATTGAAATGCGGTTAGCTTGGCTGGCATGCAGATTGAAGCTTCCATTCGCCGCATCCGCGCATTCGCAGAGGCCGCCGGTTTGGCGAAGGGCCGTCTGGCAGTCCGAGCCGGCCTTCGGGACACCGTGCTTCGGCACTTTGACTCCCCGGACTGGAATCCGACCCGCGAGACCCTCTGCAGGTTGGAAGCCATCATTCCCGCCGACTTTCTTACTGGTGATCTTCCTGCCGCGGAAACAGGGGACCGCCAATGATGCCTGTTTCTCTGGCTAAAATCCGCTACGACGAGGACTGCCAGTCCCGCGTTCGGCTCGACGAAGAGACGGTTGCCGAGTACGCGCATCGCATGAAGGAAGGTGCGACCTTCCCAGCCATCACTGTCTTCTTTGATGGCTCCGAACATTGGCTGGCGGATGGTTATCACCGCTTCGCCGCGGCTAAGGTGGTGGCACGGGAAGCCGGTGATGACGCCGCTGAGATCAAGGCGGACATCCAGCAGGGTACGCGTCTGGACGCGGTGCGCCATGCGCTGGCCGCGAACTCGCAGCACGGCAAGCGCCGGGAGCCTGGCGACTACCGCAAGGGCTACGAGATCGCGGTTCGCTGCCAGCTCTGCGAGGCCACCGACACGGCAGCCGTCCGTGAATTGCTTGCCTGCTCGGAGCGCTGGGCGCGAGATCTGACGGCGGCGGCTCGCGATGCTGCTGAGCGCGAGCGGAATGCGCGGATTGCTGCCGCGGCAGCTGCGGGAGAGCCACAGCGGGCCATTGCTGAGCGCGAGGGTATGTCTCAGAGGGGTATCGGAAAGGTCCTTGAGAACAAACGGCAGTACGCCGCTAGTTCTCAAACCGATGTGGCGACAGTGGCGGCACAGGAGGCGACCGTCGCCGCCTCCACCGTACCACCTCCGCCGCCGACCCCGCCTATCCCCTCCGCCCGCACCTTCGCCCAAGGCCCAGGCCCCTACCTCCCGCTCCCCGGCCAGCCCGCGCCTCTCCCGTCTGCTATCGCGCGCCTCAGCGACCCGGCCTCCATCCAGTGGAGCGACTTGATGACCCGCATCGGCGACGTCATCGCGGCCATGAAGCGCGCCTACCAGCATGACTGCCCGGAGGTGATGGCGACCAAAGCAGCGGCGCTGCTCACCGAGCTTGAGGAATTCCTCCCCTCCATCAAGGAAGGTCTCTTTGATGACGACGCTGAGTGAACTGACGCGGGAAGTCATCGCAGAGCTGGATGCCGATGGGGCGGGCTTCCGTACCCGTGAGGCCAGCAACCTGCTGTTCCACCGCGTCACCGATGGCTTGGACCTGCCGCGGCACGTCGCCGACCTTTGCCGCCTTGGCGCCAGCGTGGCCATTACGGGCAACAAGCCGGAGCGCGCGCTGGCCCAACGCACGGCGGCGGTCGCACGCCAGTCTGACTTCGCGGAGACCGCACCGGGGTTCGACCACTGGCTGACCGAGCATGCCGCGATGGATGAGAGCTCGGACGCCGTGCGCAAGAAGGTGTTGCGCATGACGCTCCCGGAGTTGCGGCAGGTGATCACCCTCCGCCGTCGCAAGGCCGAGGAGATGACAGCCACGACGCGGCGGCTGCAGCAGGTGATCGACGAGCACCCGGAGTGGGAGGACAGCCCCGAGACGCCCATGGCTGAGATCCTGGGCATCTCGGAGTGAACACCCGTCATCGGCCGGCTGCTACCGCGGCGGTTAGCGCTGTGGCGCCAGCATTGGATCCAACCCACCCAAGCCCGGGGTGGTGCACTGCCAGCAGAACCTCCCCATCCTCCCGACGCTGCACGTGCAGGCCGGCCCCGAGCACTATCCGCCCGCCCGTGAACATGACCGGCAGCCTGCGGGGCTCCATGTCAGCCCTGCAGGCCACTAGGCTCCAGATCAGTTCTTCCAGTTCTGCGGCATTCAGCACCCGGTCGACGCGGACCCGCGTCGCAAGGCGGTCGTGCGATACGCCGCAATCCAACTCCATCGCGGTCCTCCTCGTCACTCACATTGCTGCTCTCGACAAGCGCAATCGTGACAGGGGCCAGTTCCTAGATGCCGGAATTCCATTCTCCGCAGAGAGAATTCAAGCCGATGTATGCCGCCGCTAACGCTGCCGCACCCACGCCGGATCGCATCCGGGATGAGATGCGCCACAAGATCCGCGCCATCGCAGGGTTGTGGAGCGGCGATGGCCTAAAGGGCGCCCTTGCCTGGGCGGCCCGACAGGCTGGCATTACCCCAAACCAGGCTAAGCGCCTGGCTTACGCAGAAATGGCTACGGTGCCGACGCACATCGCCGACCGGGTCCGTGCCGCCGCCGAGCGCGTGCGTGTGGACCATGAGCTGGCTGCCGTCGACGCACTCCTGGCCCGCATCCAAGAGGACGACCTTCATGCGGCTGCGGCTCGCAATCTTGTGGCGCGACTACGTGTCGTGGCGACTGCGCCGCCTGCGCAGGATGTTGGAGAGAGCTCAGGACCGGGTTGAGCGTATCCGGGGGAGGCGGCCTTGAGCGCTCCCTCTTCAGCCGTGGGCTGGATTCCTCCCTCCGCGCCTGACCCGCAAACGCCCGCGGGTGGCAGCATGGCGGACACTGCCGTCGCGCCCCCGCCGATGGTCATCACCATCCCGGGGGTAATCCGCGGCAAACAGCGCCCCCGGTTCGGGCGCGGCCGCACCTACACGCCGGAAGCCACCGTCAACGCCGAGGCTCATATGAAGGCGTGTGCCATCGAGCAGGTGGGGCAGCCCTGCCTGGGGGGGCCTCTCGCGCTCAGCATGGCCATCTCGGTCATGGTTCCGGACAGCTGGTCGAAGAAGAAGCGCGCCGCAGCGTTGGCTGGAGAGATCCGGCCCACGGGCAAGCCAGACGCGGACAATGCGCTGAAGATGGCCGCCGATGCCCTGAACGGTGTCGTCTGGCGCGATGACGCGCAGCTGGTCGATGTGAACGTGTCCAAGCGCTATGGCGAGAAGCCCGGCGCGGTCCTGACGATCCAGGAGGCCTGATGAACGCCCAAACCGGAAGCGCGGCCGGGGCCGTTCAGGCATCTGGCTGCTATCGCTTTACCTTCGGCACCTATGACCAGGCGGGAGACTGGACCGATCGGCGAGAGCTGACCTGGCAGGAGCTCGTGTCGATATTGACCACGCATGCCGTCGGTCCGAAGGAAGGCACCTGTATCGTGCCGGCCACCTTCTACGGCACTCGTCGGAAGAAGCTCGAGGCGGAACGCATCGACGTCGCCTTCCTGGACAGCGACGCCGGCTTCACGCTCGACGAGATCGAGGGCTCCATCCGCCACAAGGGCTGGGCTGCCATCGTCTCCTCCAGCCACTCCAATCTCTCGACCCGCACCAAGGTGAAGCGGATCAACTGGGACCGCTACGTGGCCAAGGCCGCCGGTGAGGGTACACGGGCCGAGTTTCTGCCGGCGGGGTTCCTGGAGGAGGAAAAGGGCTACCTCCCGCGCGTCGCTGAGGGCGCTCGCATCGCGGAGGAGCAGGGCGAGTATATCTTCTTCGAGCACCAGCCCTGCCCGAAGTTCCGCATCGCGTTCCCCCTGGCTACCCCTTGGCTGGCGGCAAGCTACAGCAAGCAGGCCCAGGCGAACGCGGTCTGGAAGGAGCGCATTGAGGCCCTGGCGGAAGCGCTGGACCTCGACCACGACCAGGCTTGTGTGGATACCTCGCGGTTGTTCTTCCTACCGCGGAGGGCGCCGAATGGCCCGCCGTCTGAGACATCGGTGATCGAGGGCCAGCCCTGCGATATCTTCGCCTTGGCAACGCCCGGTCAGACGCTGTTCGGAGGCGGCGACGATCCCGCCCCGAAGGAGGCAAAGCAGCGCACCCGGACCAAGAAGAAGCCCGTCGATGACGCGGTGGAGTACGCTGATCCGCAGACAGGCGAGGTGTTCGACCTGGCGCGCTGGTCAAAGCGCTTCGGCGCGCGCTTCCAGATCGTGGATGCCCTCCGCGCGGTCAAGCCGGCGATCTTCACCGGGCACGTCGCCGATGGGGTCAAGCACCATATCCTCTGTGCCAACGAGGAAGAGCACACCAACGCCGGGCAGGATGGCGCCACCTTCATCGTCAATGCGAGCGAGGCGGATAACCGCGGCTTCGTCTATCACTGCCGCCATGGCCACTGCGACGGCCGGGATCGTCTGTACTTTCTTCGAAAGATCCTGGCCGAAGGCTGGCTGACGCCGGCCGACCTGATGAAGAAGCGTTTCCTGGTGGCTGAGGCGGTCGAGGTTGAGGGTCAGCCGCCGGCCCAGGATGAGCAGGAAGAGCAGTATTTCCAGCCCCCGCTGATCCGCTACGTGGGCGGCAAGCTGCCTGAGATCGTCGATCAGGCTGAGGATGCGCTGATCCGCTCGCCGGCCGAAATCTACCAGCGCGGATCCATCATCGTCCGCCCCGGCATGGTGCGCATCACGGTGCCTAAGAAGGGTGAGATCGAGATGCCCAGCATCATTGAGATGGGTACGCACGCCTTGGCAGAGGAGATGACGCGCGCGGCGGACTGGGAGAAGTACGATGGCCGGGCTGAGGACTGGGTCTCGATCGACGCACCAGCCAAGATCGCGGACACGCTGCGTGACCGGAAGGGGCACTGGCGCCTGCCGACGCTCTCGGGGATCATCAATGCCCCAACCCTCCGGCCGGATGGCTCTATCCTGGCTACGCCGGGCTATGACGCCGCCACCGGCCTGCGCCTCGACCTCCGCGGGCTAAAGGTGCCGGAGATCCTGGAATACCCGACCCATGACGATGCGGATGCGGCGCGCAACCTACTGGTCGATCTGATCGGCACCTTTCCCTTCGTAAACCAGGCAAGCCGATCCGTCGCGCTGTCAGCCATCCTCACGGGGGTGATCCGTCGATCCCTACGCACCGCTCCGCTCCACGCCTACACCGCTCCGGCAGCAGGGTCGGGGAAGTCCATCCTGGTGGATTTGGCCTGCCTTATCTGCTCGGGGCACGAGGCGCCGGTCATTGCCCAGGGCAAGACGGAGGAAGAGATGGAGAAGCGCATCGGCGCGCTCCTTCTCGCAGGCGACGCCTTCATCCCGATCGACAACTGCGACGCGCCGCTGGGTGGCGATATCCTCTGCCAGATCCTGACTCAAACCATGGTGCGGGCACGCATCCTTGGGAAGTCCGAGGCGCCGAAGCTGCCTTCGAACGCGATGGTCACAGCAACCGGCAACAACCTGATCCTGGTCGGCGACATGACCCGTCGGGCGCTGCTCTGCCGGATCGATGCGCAATGCGAGCGCCCTGAACTTCGCACCTTCGACCGCGACCCGGTCGAGACGGTCAAAGCGCGTCGAGGGCGGTACCTGGCTGCGGCGCTGACCATCCTCCGGGCCTTCCACGTCGCGGGTCGTCCCGAACAGGTCGCCCCGCTCGGTTCTTTCAGGGACTGGAGTGACTGGGTTCGGGGAGCGCTGATCTGGCTTGGGGAGGCTGATCCTGTCTCGACCATGGAGGAGGCGCGTGCCAGCGATCCAAAGCTGGAAGCTCTGAACAACATCCTGGAGCAGTGGAGGGAGGTGATTGGCGTAGGCACTGAGCTCACCGTCCGAGAACTAATCGAGCGCGCAACCGAGCATTCGACCGGGGAATGGGGGAAACCCATCTACAGAAATCCCGACTTTCGGGCGGCTCTGCTGGTGGTCGCCAACGACAAAGGCGCTGTCAATTCCTTCCGCTTGGGCAAATGGCTTGGCGCGCACCGCGATCGAGTCGTGTCTGAGCTGGTGATCGAAGCAGGTCCTCAGGAGAAGGGACTCGCAAAATGGAAGCTCAGCTCGAAGGGGAAAGGGGAGTGAAGGAGATGAAGGAGATGAAGGAGATGTTTTGGTCAACGTGTGGAAACTGTCAGACATCCCTACCTGCCGACGCACACACACGTACACGTCTGACAGTTTGTATAGGGTGGCCGTATAATCTCCTTCACGTCCTTCATGTCCTTCTTTTTGCCGGAGCAGTCCACCATGGCTGACTTCCAGCAGCGCGACCTGACCGGGGTCTTGTTCCGCAATGAGCGGAGGACCGCGGACAACCACCCGAGCCACACCGGCACCATCACCATCGGCGGCGTCGAGTACCGCATCGCTGCCTGGGTGAAGGAGGGCGCCAAAGGCCGGTTCTTCTCCCTGAAGGTCACGCCACCGGATGGTGTCCCGCAGGAAGGCCAGAACGCTGGTCCGAGGCGCACCCGGACGCCAGGCGACTATCCCACCCCGCAAGCCACCCGCGGCGGCCCCCGCCGGCCGATCAGCGATGACCCCATTCCATTCTGAGGAGCAGGCAGTGCAGCAACGTATCCCCGCAGCGAAGGCTCTGATCGGCTGCAACACCAATGCGGCTGGCCGCATCTCCGAGGTCTTCGTGATCCCGGACGGGCGTGGCGAAGAGTGGGGCCGGACGGGCATCCCCCGTAAATGGCACGATGCCGCCTACAGCTGGGGCGCCTGCTTCAGCGAGTGGCTCAAGCCTGGACACCACGACATGACGCCGGAGTGGATCTTCGGCGAGATCCTAACGTTCTACGGCTGTGCCGACAGCCGGGTGGTGGAGCAGGCGATCAACGCCTTCGCCACGATCGAGGAATGCGCCTGGGCGCGCGCCATGCAGCCCACGAAGCCCGTCCCAGCAAAGCCCTTCTGGAGCCTCGCATGACCGACCGAATCCTGACCCTGGCCGAGATCAAGGCCGATGCCATTCCGCTGATCCAGCACTGGCTCCGTGTCTACCCCGCTCTGTGGTGGGGCGGTATGGCGACCCTGGCGGTACGCCGCCGGCGCCCTGAGGGTGAACATGAGCGCCTCCGTGAGGAGACGCTGGGCGCCTGGGGCGTCGGCCAGGTCACCCGCGCTGCCGAGTTCATCGACCAGGCGCCTCGAATCGGGTCCTTCAACCGCCGGCGGTCGACCTATGGCTGGAAGCATGTCGCCGAGCGGTTCCAGAAGGCCCGGAGTGATGGCGACTACTATGTGGGTGAGGGCGCCTTCATGATGGCCGCCTGGGGTCTAGGGGCCCGCGTGAGGACCTTCGACGGCTCCCACTACGTCAACCTCTCGGAGAATGCGGCGAAGCCCTACCGGGACGGCTTCAGCGCACGCCCTGTGAGGGCCACAGCATGAGCCGCGAGAAGGAGCGTCTGCGCCCCGCCCCGGTCTCCGCCTCGCCGCTGACTGTGGTTGCGGGTGTCGTGGAGCTAGGGCAGGGGCCCAAGCCCTACGCCATGTCCGATCAGGACCGGGACCGGTTCATGACGGCGGCAGACAACTCTGACATCGCAGGCGTCATTACCCGGCCTTCAGGGACGGTCGAAAAGGCCCAGCACCGCGATCTTGGGAAGGACCAGGCCGCAGGCTGGACTGCCCGGCAGCAAGCTGCAGCGAGGAAGCTGGCGGGCCTGTGGCGCACTGCCTTGCCCATCCGCGGCCTGCCCTACGGCTTCGGCACTGACCGGGGCGGGAGCAGGGACCTGACGAGAGACGAGATCCTGGAAGCGGAGGAAGCCTGGGTGGCGTACAGGGAAGCCATGGATGGCGTGACCCACCGCTGCAGCCTGAGGCATGCCGAGGCGCTCCGGATGGTGGTGGTCTATGAGGAGCCTTCTCCCCTGGATCGGGCATGGCGCGTCAGGGAAGCGCTGTCTTGGCTGGCCTCGGCGTGGAACCTCAAATAGGCGTTGACGGAATGAGTCTCCTGATTTAGACGATTTCCTCAGGGCTCTCGAATTGCGTCTAGAGCCCGGCCAAAGCCCCGCAGCCATGCTGATGGGGCTTTTCTTATTAGTCGGTTGGCATCCGCTATCCCGAAGAGCACGTTGCGGCACCAGAATGCTTTGGTAGCTTCTGGCATTGTCTTCGTGGGCAGAGAGATGTCGGACGCTAAGGGCGGAAGCAAATGGTTGAGCCTGGCCAAGCTGCTCGGAAGCTGCCTGGTTGGAGCCACGACGGCCATCGCCGCGATCTATCCGATCGCCAAGGACCGCGGCTTTGTTGAAGGCGAGAAGGCGGCGGTTACGAATCTTGCCGTGAAGTTCGAGATGGTGTTGCGGAACGAGCTGGTCGTGCAAAGCCCGGCCCTCAGGGGCATTGCTGAAGCGGTGGTGTCAGGCATCCAGAAGGTCGATGACAAGGAACCCGCTCAAGCCTTTGCTCAGCGTCAGGCAGCCGAGTGGTCCAGGATAATCCAGCAGGTCGACCCGCGCCGGTATGAGCCGCAGGTGGATAATCGAGCGGGTGGCGACTGGGCACGTCCTGCCGGTGTCATCATCAACTTCCCCAGAAATCGGACGACGTTGATCTGCGGTGGAAAACATACGGTCACCTACCTGGGCCCTCATCCGCGTAACGACCGGCTGCACTACCTGAAATTTGACTCTGCTAATTGGCTGGCATCCCAGGGTGACCGGCGTCCATTCAGCGGTGGAAGCGGGGCGAATATCGTTCTCACCCTTGTTGAAGTCGATCCGTCCGGAGCGCGCATCTTGGCGAAGTGTGAATAAGCAAATCTCCGCTTTGCGGCCGCCCCGTCCTCGGAGGACAACGCTTCGGGTGTTTCGCGTTTGGGGAGTCCGGCCATGCCAGCCCCGAGTGTTCCCAGTCGATTATCAACTCAGATGCCGACCCCACCGCCCATCAGGGTGGTGCGCAAAGGCTGGTTCGCTTGGACTGAGACGGCGGAGACGGTCGAGGAAGCCGAGGCCGCGAACGAGCGTCGCAGGCAGGCTGCGGCGAACCGTTGTTCCCGTGGCGGTTGGTCTCTGCGCCGGTTGTGGCCATTCTGATCCATGCCGGCCGATGCCTTCTACAAGACCCGCGAATGGCGAGCCCTTCGGATCGCTGTACTGAAGCGCGACAGCTACCGCTGCACCAACCCGGGCTGCGGCTCCACGCACCGGTTGACCGTCGACCACATCAAGTCCCGCCGGCAGCATCCCAATCTGGCCATGGCCATCGGTAATCTGCGCACCCTCTGCATCAGCTGCGACAACCAGCTGAAGGAGGCCTCCAGCGGCCAGCGCAGAGGGCACGGAAGGCCGATCCTGCGGGGCTGCGACGCATCGGGGCGGCCTCTGGACCCCCTCCACCCTTGGAACGCCAGGGCGGCCCCAGCGGGCTCCTGACGGGCTCGGCCACCCCTTCCAAGGAGGGGGGGAGTCGAAGGCTAGGGTGCCGATGGGGGCATAGACCGGTCGGGGCAACGGCGTAGAGCCCCACAATTCGAATGTTGAGGTCACGGAATGGCGAGGCCCCGCCTCCCGGTGGAGAAGGCCCGGACAACCGGTGCTGACGTCAAGAACCCCAAGCGTCATGCCGGGCGCACCGCCCCTTCAACCGGTCCTCTAGGTGGGCCGTCCGAATGGCTCGGGGGCGAGCAGCGCGTCGCCTGGAAGCAGTTCACGTCTGAGATGCCGTGGCTGAAGGAAAGCCACCGGGCCCTGGTGGAGATTGCCTGCACCATCCGCGCCAGGCTGATGACCGGCGAAGAGGTGGGAGTGCAAGCCCTGAACCTGCTGCGCCAGGCCCTCGGGCAGATGGGTGGCACCCCGACGGACGAAAGCAAGGTCCGGAGGGCGGAGGATGAGGAAGCGGACCCAGCGGATGCCTACCTCAACTGACCAGGTCACCACTTGGGCTGAGGCAGTTGTGGCGGGGCAGGTGGTAGCGGGGCCGCATGTGCGGAACGCCTGCCGCCGGCATCTACGGGATCTGGTGGAGGGGCCGAAGCGCGGCCTCGTCTGGGACGTTGCGGCGGCTGAGCGCGCGATCAACTTCTTCCCAGACGTGCTCCGGCTAAACGGCGGCCAGTTCGAGGGCAAGCCGTTCGTCCTGCATCCAAGCCAAGCCTTCAAGACCGGATCCATCTTCGGCTGGAAGCGGGCGGACGGCACACGTCGGTTCCGCCGGGCATACATCGAGGAAGGCAAGGGGAACGGCAAAAGCCCATGGGCGGCCGGGACTGGCATGTACTGCCTGCTGGCCGACGGTGAGGCTCGGGCGGAGGTGTATGCCGCCGGCAAGGACAAGAACCAGGCCATGGTGCTCTTTCGAGACGCCGTGGCCATGATGGATCAGTCACCCGCCCTGAGCCGACGGCTGACGCCCTCCGGCGGCAACCCGGTCTGGAATCTGGCGGACATCAAGACCGGGAGCTTCTTCCGGCCGATATCGAAGGAGCAGGCTCACTCCGGACCACGGCCTTATGTCGCCCTCTGCGATGAGATCCACGAGCACCCCAACGGGGCCGTGATTGAGATGCTGGAGCGTGGATTCAAGTTCCGGCGGCAGCCGCTGCTGATCATGATCACGAACTCCGGCTCTAACCGGAACTCGGTCTGCTGGGAGGAGCACCAGCACGCAGTGAGGGTGGCGGCCGGAACCAGGAGCCCGGACGATGACTCCACCTTCGTTGGGGACATTATCGACGACAGTACTTTCAGCTTCGTGTGTGCGCTGGACCGCGGAGACAACCCGCTCGAGGATCCAACCTGCTGGCCCAAGGCCAACCCTCTGCTGGGCACGATCCTGGAGGAGAGCTATCTCGCCGGCGTGGTGGCACAGGCGAAGGCGCTGCCGGGCAAGTTGAACGGCATCCTGCGGCTGCACTTCTGCTGCTGGACCGATTCGGATACGGCTTGGCTGTCCCAGGAGACGCTGGACGCCGTGATGGCGGATTTTGATCCGGCGGAACTGACTGGTGAGGACACCTTCGTTGGTATCGACCTGTCCGGCTCGCAGGATCTCACTGCTATGGCTTTCGTTGTGCCGACCGGATTCCGGGAGGTGCATCGAGCGGACGGGGTAACGGCTCGGCTGCCGACCTTCGACGCCTGGGTCGAGGCCTGGACACCACGCGACACGATGATGCAGCGGGCCCTGGAGGACCAGGTCCCCTATGACGTTTGGGAGCGTGACGGCTGGCTCAACGCCCCACCCGGGAAGTATATCCGGATGGACTTTGTGGCCGCCCGGCTGGCAGAGGTTGCGGCTGACCACCCTGTAAAGCTCGTGGCTTATGACCGCTACGCCTATAAGAAGTTCGCGGACGAGCTCGACCAGATGGGGGTCACGTTGCCCCAGATCGAGCATCCACAGGGCGGCAAGCGGCGCGCGGCGCCACAGCCAGAGGCGGTGGAGTCTGCTCGCAGGCGCGGCGAGGAGCCACCACAGGGTCTCTGGATGCCGGGCTCGTTGAACGAGTTGGAGCAGATGATCCTGGACCGGCGCATCCGCATGCGCCGCAGCCCGGTCCTGTATTCGGCCTGCGCGGCGGCGGCCCTGGAGCATGACGCCTTCGACAATCGGTGGTTCTCGAAGAGCAAGGCGACGGCGCGGATCGATCCCGTTGTGGCCCTGGCCATGGCGGTGGGGGCGGCGACCTCCTCGGCCACTGCGGCCCGCGAACCAGAGTACCAGATGCTTTTCGTCTAGCCGCAGCTGCGGTCTGGGAGATCCCGAATGCAACGAGCCTATGCAGTCCTGACCGTGAAGGCGGTCCAGGATGAGCAGCGCATTATCCGCGGGGTCGCTACCACACCCTCTCCTGACCGGGTAGGCGACATCGTAGAGCCCTTAGGGGTCGCCTTCCGCAACCCGCTGCCGCTGCTGCACCAGCACGATTCGGATCGCCCCGTGGGTACGGTCACCTTTGACCGCCCGACCAAGGATGGCATCACCTTCGAGGCCACGCTGCCGCGCATCGACGAGCCGGGCCCGTTGAAGGACCGCGTCGACACCGCCTGGGGCGAGGTGAAGGCCGGCTTGGTCCGCGCAGTCTCGATCGGCTTCCGTGGCGTTGAATACTCGCGGCTTGAGGATGGCGGTCTCCGCTATCTCAAGTCGGAGGTTCTCGAGCTCTCTTTGGTGACGATCCCCGCCCAGGCGGACGCGACGATTACCCTCATCAAATCGGTTGACCGGGATCTGCTGGCCGCGTCCGGCCGCGAGCAGCCCCAGGCCGATCCTCCACCCAGCCCCGGCGCTTCGGGAACGCACAACCATCACACCCCGAAGAAAGGGGCCCGCATCATGCCCAAGACCATCGCCGAGCAGATTTCGGCGTTCGAGGCCACCCGCCAGGCGAAGTCCGCGCGGATGACCGATCTGATGAACAAGGCCGCGGAGGAGGGCATCACGCTCGACGCCGCTCAGACCGAGGAATACGACGGCCTCGACGCCGAGGTGAAGTCGATCGACGCGCACCTGACCCGGCTGACGGCGCTGGAGAAGTCCAACAAGGCCGCTGCCGTGGCCGTGGGCAAGGCGGTGGATCAGGATTCCGCCTCTGCAGCCCGTGGCGGCGTCCGCATCGAGGTTCGTGCCCCGAACCTGCCGCAGGGCACGTCCTTCATCCGCTACACGATGGCGCTGGCGAACGCCAAGGGCAACCTGATGCAGGCTGCCGAGATCGCCAAGCGCTGGCACGACAGCACGCCGCAGGTCGAGACCGTGCTGAAGGCGGCCGTTGCCGCCGGCACCACCACCGGGACCACCTGGGCCGCTCCGCTGGTCGAATACCAGAACATGACCAGCGAGTTCGCCGAGCTGCTGCGCCCGGCCACAATCGTCGGCCGCATCCCGAACCTCCGCCGGGTCCCCTTCAACGTGAAGATCCCCCGCCAGACCGGCGGCAGCACCGCTGGCTGGGTGGGTGAGGGCCAAGCCAAGCCTGTCTCTGCGCTCGCTTTCGACAGCATCACCCTGGGTGTCACCAAGGTGGCCGGCATCGTGGTCATGTCCGACGAGCTGGTGCGGCTGTCCAATCCGGCGGCCGAGGATCTCGTGCGCGCTGATATGGTGGCTTCCATCGCCGCGCTGGTGGACCGCGACTTCATCGACCCGGCCAAGGCGGCCGTGGCCGGCGTTTCGCCCGCCTCCATCACCAATGGGGCGCCGCGTATCGTCGCTTCCGGCACCACCTCGGACAACCTCCGCGCCGACGTGAAGGCGCTCATGAGCGGCTTCGTCGCGGACAACCTGTCTCTGTCGGGCGCCGTCTGGATCATGTCCGAGCAGCAGGCGCTGTCCCTGGCGATGATGCAGAATCCGCTCGGCCAGCCGGAGTTCCCGGGCCTTGCCATCAACGGCAACCAGGGCGGGACCTTCTTCGGTCTGCCGGTGATCCTGTCCGAGAACGGCACCGCCAATGCGGCGGAGACCGGACCGCCGGTCGTTGCCGCGGGGAGCCTGATCATCCTGGCCAAGGCGACGGAGATCCTGCTGGCCGACGATGGCCAGACGGAGATCGATGTCAGCCGCGAGGCTTCGCTGCAGATGGACTCTGCGCCGACCAGCCCGCCGACCGCGACCACTGTCTTCCGCTCGCTCTGGCAGGACAACATGGTGGGTATCCGGGCCGAGCGCTTCATCAACTGGGGCAAGCGGCGTGCCAACGTCGTGCGCTACATCGTCGGCGCCAACTACGTCGGCTGATGGATGGGGGAGGGGGCGCTGCCCCCTTCCTGTCTGCTGTGGAGGGCCAAGCATGAAGATGATCGCACGCAAGGCGCTGCGTTATGCCGCCCGCAATGTCGCCGCGGGCGAGGAGTTCGAGGTCTCGAACCCTCGTGACGTCCGGACCCTAAAGGCCATTCGCCGGGCCGACCTGGTGCCGGAAGCCACGGCTGGCGACGAAGAAGGCGATCCGAAGACCCCGGCGCGCGCCCGCCGGTATCAGCGCCGAGACATGCAGGCTGAGGACTGATCGATGGGCGAGCCGGAGATCCGCTACCTGGGCGACATGCAACGGCTGCATGTGAAGCCGGGTGACAGCTTTGTCCTCACGCTCGATCGATCTCTACCGCACGACCAGTTGCGCCGTCTCCACGAGGCGTGGGCGCGCTTTGCCGGCGCCGAGGTACCACTGCTCGTCCTCGAACCGGGCATGAAGCTCGGCATCATCACCAAGTCCGAGGACTGATCGATGCAGTTTCTCGGCCTGACCATCCAGCGGACGAAGGCTGCGGGCGCGCTTGCCTCCGTCGATAGCCGCCGCGGCTGGTTGGGCATGGTGCGCGAGAGCTTCACCGGCGCCTGGCAGAAGAACATCGAGGTGAAGCTGGACTCGGTGCTGACCTACAGCGCCGTTTATGCCTGCGTCACCCTCATCGCGTCCGACATCGGCAAGCTGCGCATCAAGCTGGTCGAGCAGGACCAGAACGGCATCTGGTCCGAGACGACGGCCCCCGCCTTCTCGCCGGTGCTGCGCAAGCCGAACCGGTATCAGAACCGGATCAAGTTCATAGAGCAGTGGATCACGTCCAAGCTCATCCATGGCAACGCCTACATCCTGAAGGAGCGCGACGCCCGAAACGTGGTGACGGCACTGTATGTGCTGGATCCGAACCGCGTGAAGGTGCTGGTGGCCCCGGACGGGTCCGTCTACTACGAATTGTCTCGGGACGATCTGTCACGCCTGTCGAGCACGTCACTGACCGTGCCGGCGAGCGAGATCATCCACGACACGATGGTTGCGCTGCATCACCCCCTGGTGGGCGTCTCTCCGATCTTCGCCTGCGGCCTCGCGGCAACCCAGGGCCTGAACATCCAGACCAATAGCGCCCGCTTCTTTGCCAACGGCTCCAACCCTGGCGGCATCCTGACCGCCCCGGGCTCGATCTCGAAGGACACAGCGGACCGCCTGAAGGCGCATTGGGAAGCCAATTACACCGGCGAGAACGTAGGCAAGGTCGCGGTGCTCGGCGACGGGCTCAAGTACGAGGCCATGGCGATCAAGCCTGTGGATGCGCAGCTGATCGAGCAGCTGCGCTGGTCGGGCGAGACCGTCTGCTCCTGCTATCATGTCCCGGCCTACATGGTCGGGATCGGCCCCCCGCCGGCCTACACCAACATCGAGGCCCTGAACGCACAATACTATGCCCAGTGCCTCCAAGCCCTGATTGAGAGCGTCGAGCTCTGCCTGGACGAGGGGCTGGGCATGTCTGGCACCGGTCCGCAGAGCTACGGCACCGAGTTCGACATCGACGGCCTGCTCCGCATGGATACTGCCACTCAGTACAAGGCGATTGTCGAAGCTGTCGGCGGCCCGTTCATGGCGCCGAACGAGGGCCGCAGGAAGCTGGACCTGAAGCCGAAGACCGGCGGCGACACGATCTACCTTCAGCAGCAGCAGTTCTCCCTTGAGGCACTTGCCGAGCGCGACCGGAACAAGCCGTTCGCTAAGCCGGCTGCACCTCCGGTAGCCCAACAGGCATCTGAGGCTCCGACCGCGAACGACAATGAGGCTGCGCAGCGTGATGCGCTGGCAGAGATCCGGAAGGGCCTGGGCTGATGCTGGATGGCAAGGCATTCGGCCAGGAAGTCGTCGTAGCGGTCCGGGGCCATATTGAACGGTCACTGTCGCCTCTCCTTGAGCGACTGGCTGCTGTTGAGATCCGCAAGGCCGAGCCGGGCCCTATGGGGCAAGCTGGGCGCGACGGTGCTGACGGCGCCCCTGGATCCAAGGGCGAGCCCGGGGAGCGCGGCCCCGCCGGTGAGGCTGGTCCTGCCGGCCGCGATGGCCGCGATGGTCAGCCGGGGCGGGACGGGCCTGCGGGTAAGGATGGGGAGAGGGGCCCGCCGGGCGAGGCCGGGCCTTCTGGCTCTAGCGGCGAGGCGGGCGCAACCGGACCAGCCGGCCGCGATGGGCATGCGGGAAAGGACGGAGAGCGGGGCCCGCAGGGCGAAGCTGGTCCGGCCGGTCCGCGCGGTGAACCGGGCCCCGCCGGCCTGCCGGGACGTGACGGCCTCCCGGGCAAGGATGGCGCTCAGGGCGGCCAGGGCGAGATCGGCCCTGCCGGCCCTCGCGGGGAGACCGGCCCAGCTGGCCCGCCGGGCGCCAATGGCAAAGACGGTGCGGACGGGCTTGGCTTCGACGATCTGGAGGTCACGCACGACGGGCAGCGCGGTTTCGCGTTCCGCTTGGTTCGCGGCGACCGCGTGAAAGAGTTCGCTTTCACGGTCCCGTCGATGATCTATCGGGGCGTGTTCTCGGACGGAGAGGCCTATCAGCGTGGCGACATGGTCACCTGGGGCGGCTCTCTCTGGCACTGCGACGCTCCGACCGTCGACAAGCCCCTTGATGCGAGCAAGTCGTGGACCCTGGCGGCAAAGCGCGGCCGCGACGGGAAGGATGGAAGGAATGGAGATCCGGGAGAGCGTGGCCCGGCCGGCGAGCGCGGCAGGGACCTGACCCAAATGAGCGTAGACGGGACCAAGTGGTGAGCTCGATGCTGACGGTCATCACCCCTGCCACCTCCACGCGCCTGACGACGGTACCTACCGCGCTTGCTCATCTTGGCCTGGATGGTTCCCCGGACGAGTTCTACCCAGGCGACCTGGTGGATGCGGCTTCCGCTGCCATCGCCAGCTATTGCAATCGGGTCTTTGCTCTTGAGACGGTGCGGGAGATCTTCCGCAACTCGGGCGATACCCTGGTACTCACCCGCACGCCGGTAGTTGGCGAGATGACCGTGGCCATAGGCGGCGCCGCGATCGCGGCGGGGGATATGGAGTGCGATCGCGAGGCGGGGCTTCTCTACCGCGTCTCGGGCTACGACCGTGTGCGGTGGCCGTCGGGCGCGGTTAGCGTCACCTACCAGGGGGGCTACTCCCTCCCGGGGCGCTCAGGGCAAACCCTGCCACGCGATGTCGAGCAGGCCTGCCTGGTGATGGTTTCGGCCCTGCATTCCGCTCGAGGGCGGGACCCTCTGCTACGGTCGGAGACAACCGAGGATGTCGGCGCCTCGTCCTGGCTAGACCCTCGCGCCGGAATGGAGGCTTTGCCACCACAGGCTGCCGGCCTTCTGGCAGGATATCGTCGGTGGAGCATCGCCTGATGGGCCATCTGCTCAATGCCCGCCGGCGGCAAATCTTGGCCAAGGGCCGCAGGATGGTCTTGAGGCGGCTGCCGAGCTCTGGCGTGGCGCAGCAGGAGGTCGTCCTGCTGGGCTTCAGCCACGGCGCGGAGGCTGGCGAGGTGGATGGGCCGATCCAGCCCGGCGACCTGATCATCGAGACGCTGCACGACGAGATTGCCGCATCGGACTGGCCCGCCCCGCCAGCGAAGCCGGACCGGATCATCGACGGCGGGCAGCAGCTCGCAGTCCAGGGCCGTGGGCGGCCAATCTATGAGGGCGGGACCGTCATCGGCTGGCGGATTTGGGTGCGCGGATGAGCAGCCCGGAAGTTTGGGACGACGTGGCGACCCGTGTGGCGGCCGCCGCCGCAGAACTGGGCCTGCCGATTGCTTGGCCGAACCAAGTTTTCAATGAGCCCGCGCCCTACGCGGATGGTGGCCAGCCCAGCGCCTGGCTGAATGTGGAGATCAGTGCCTTCAACGCCGATCCCTACGAGGTCGGCAGTACCGTCTGGATGGAAGAGGGCGCCGTCCAGGTGCACGTCATGGTGCCGACCGGGCAGGGGATCAAGGATGGCCTGCGGATCCGCAAGAGTATCGCCAATGATTTTCGCGGGCTGCTGCCGGGGCTCGTCACCTATGACGGCTTCACTTTCGACCCGGGCGGCATGGATGAGGACGGCAACTGGTTCCGCCTCACTCTACGGATCAACTATCGCTACCAAGACATCACCATCGCAGGCTGATCGGAGCGCCAGATGACCAAGGACACGACCTTCACAATCATCGATGAGCGGACCGGCAAAAAAGTCGGCGAGCAGACGGTAGCCGGAGACTTCGCGCCGATGCTGCTGGACGGCCAGCGGGCTGAAAAGAAGGAGGCGGCCGGCAAGGCTCCCTCCGCTTCCAAGGAATCCGAGCCGCCCAAGCCGGCCTGAGCCAATCGCTTCCGATCAAACGCATGCAGGGCGCCTCAGGGCGCCCTTTTTCATGAGAGGGCAGCCCTATGACGGCGACCACGAACTACCAGGCGGGCGTGGAAACGACCGCCGTCCAGATGGCTTACATCCAGGAGACCGCATGGGGCGTGGCGCTGACCGGCGCCATGAAGCGCATTCGCTTCACAGGCGAAAGCCTGACCGGCAGCAAGAGCCGGCAGCGCCCTGCCGAGATCAACGCCAATCGCGAGGCATCCGCCGCCGTCACGACCGAGCTGACCGCCGGTGGCGGCGTCAACTTCGCCCTCTCCTACGGGACCTATGACGACATTCTCTCGGGCCTCTTCGGTGGCGAGTGGGCCACGAACGTCCTGAAGCCAGGCACCGTCTTCAAGAGCTTCCTGCTGGAGAAGCGCTTCGGCCCTGCGCTGTTCCTGCGCTACCCCGGCCTGTTCTGGAGCGGCGCCACCCTCACCATGGCGCGCGGCCAGTTCCTCTCGGGCTCCTTCACGGCCGTGGCCAAGGACGAGGCGGACTTCACCGCCAGCGCCAGCACGGGCGGCACCTACACGGCCCCGCCCGACACCGCAGTGATGGATTCAGTCACGGGTGTTCGTGACATCATGCTTGATGGCGTCGCGCTGGCGGCGGTGGCGAACAACATCAGCCTGACCATCTCCAATGACGGCGCGTCGGCTGATTACGGGCTGGGCGCTGCGGCCGCGCAGGGCATGCGCATGGGCACCTTCACCGTCAGCGGTTCCATGGAGCTCTACTTCCGCGATTTCGCCCTCTACCAGCGGTATAAGGGCGAGATTGCGGGCCCGATCTCCTGGAAGACGCTTGATGCCGCAGGCAACGCCTACCGCTTCACGCTGCCCAAGGGGACGCTGATGAACCCGAGCATTGTGGCCGGCGGCCCCAATCAGCCCGTCATGGCGCGCTACGCGCTGGAGGGCAATCCGGATGCCACGGATGGCACGCTGAAGTTGGAGCGCATCCCCGCAGTCGTGACCCCCTAATCGCGCATCGGCGCCGCGGCGCCGACATCGCGTAGGAGGTCGGCCATGCTGCGGGGCCTGGCCGACCTCCGCTATCCCGCACCGCCCCGCACATCCAGCAAGGACCCGCATCCATGGCTATTCTCGACGCTGTCACCAAGGTTGAAACCCCGCCAGAGGGCGACTGGATCACCCCGGGTGGCGAGATGGACGATATCGAAGTCCTGACGAAGGGCTATACCGACGCCTATACCGATGCTCAGGCGCAGCGGCACCTGCGGGCGGCGCAGGCCTATGGCGGCGATGTGAGCCGCGTGCCTAACGCCATTCTGCGCAAGCACAACCTGGATTGCCTGCTGAAGCACTGCGTTTCGGGCGTCCGTAATCTGAAGCGCGCCAACGGCGAGGAGATCACCTTCGAGGATGTGAAGGTGATGGTCTACGAGCCGCAGTATCGGCCGCTGGCCGACGGCCTGTTCGCGGCGACGCGCCTGGCCACGCTGCGCCGCAAGACCGATCTGGAGGAACTGGAGGGAAACTCCGCAGCGTCCTCCGCCAGCAGCTAGACTGGAGCAAGCTGTCCGGGTTTCTTTCGACCATCCCTGAGGATGAGCGACCGAAGATCCCGGAGGTTGAGCCATGGCTGAGGTGGGTATGGCGCGCCTGGTGGCGTCTGACCGATGAGAGGGTGCGGACGCTAACCGGCTTCGCGGCCCCGATGGGCGGCATGATGCTGAAAAGCAAGCCGGGCCGCATCCCATGGACCGTGATCGATGCCTGGTGTCGCTCCAGAGGCTATGGGACGCTTGAGTCCGATACGCTGGAACGCTGTCTGGCGATCATGGACGATGAATACCTGAAGTGGTGGGCGGAGCGGGAGGGCGGAGGATGAGTGGATCCGCCTTCCGCCGCTCCGTGCAGGTGTTCGTCTCCAGGAACCTGACGCCAGAGGCGCAGTCCAGGCGCCTGGCTCAGATTGCTGTCGAGGGTCGGGACGAGCTGATCCGCACGGGCCGCGCCGCTCCGGTCTACAGCACCTTCGTGGACGGGCGGGAGGGCGCGGCGGAGGCCTCGGTCAAGCCTCAGGGCACCATCGTCTACCGGTTCCAGGTGCTGGGAGAGGCGGCACTCTTCGCCATGGCGTTCCTACGGCAGCGCAGCCCAATCGATAGCGGGCGCTTTCGAGATAGCTTCGTGTATGCGGTAGGGCAGGCAGGAACCAGGGCGGGCCGTTTAGGCGCGTCTGAGGCCAACTTTTGGACCACTGCCCGCATCATCCAGCCAGGCAGTTTTGACCCACAGAAGGTCGCCGCGAATGTGGACGCTGTGCTGCTTTTTGCCCGCGCTCCGTATTCGAGAAAGATCGACGTCCAGATGGTAGGCAAGCGGCGGCTGCGGTTCAGCGTGCCGGCCGACATGATCGATGACGCGGCCGCAGCGGTCCGCAGGCGGTTCCCGACATTGAATGCGCGCCGGATCTACACGGTCCGGTTCCCGGGGCAGTGGGTGCGCAAGCGAGGGACCGGGGCGGGTAGGCTGGTGGAGAACCCGGCGCTGGTGATCAGCGTGCGGTGAGGGTGGGACGCATCAAGGCCCTTCCAAGATTGCTCAGACTTAGGACCAAGAGCACATTGATGCGGGTCAGGAGGATCGTATGACGAGCCCTGAAGACAAAGACCGAGTTGCGGTCGGCGCCGAACGAGGTGCCCTTCGCCTCTGGATCGCCAAAGAGGCAATGCGGCAGGGCGAACTCCGGGTCGCGGCCCAGACGGCGCATCTGACGGCAATGGAAGCGCGCGCAACATCTCTCCTGGGCTGGACGGTCACGCTGGCGCTGGCGGCATTGACGCTGGCCATCAAGCCTCCCAGCGTCGAAACAGGCTGGGCTGCCTTGGCTGTGATCTGTTGCTGCGTGGGGGCGGCAGTTTTGGCTGGCGCCACGATCTGGCCCCGAGGCTGGGGCGTCGCCGCTCTCAGCCCCTCGGATCTCCTGGACAACAAGGACCAGCGCGCCTCGGAGCTAGAGTATGTCGAGGGTATCGCCATGCTCCACGAGGAGAGCGTAGCCTATAACTACGACGCCCTGAACTATAGGGCCAACCTGCTGCGTGCATGCTGGATCTGCCTGGTCGCGGCGCCCATTGTAGCTGTTGGCGCTGCAAGCTTTGCGCCGGCCGCTATTTCTTATCCTTGGAAGGTCGAGGCTTCGGTGGCGGGGCCCCATCCTCAACCGTCCCCCGAACCTCTCGCGCCGGCCGCTCGGATGTCGTGATAGGCTTTGGCGGCGGCGGGTCTTTGGGCTTTTCGTCGGTCACGTTCTCGCTTCCTACCCGATCCAGAAGCCTAGGTTGAATAGTTGCTCAGAGTCGAATCGTTCCGTACCCGGAGGACGTGGGCAACCACGATGTTTACGACCGGTGGTGAGGCGGGCACATCCGCTGTGCCCCCCCTGGCTAAGGAACGATCCCGGTCCGGCTGTACGCCTCAAGACAGGCTTGCCGGGTCTGGTTGCTGGCCGCCAGACCCTCAAGGTTCAGCAGCGAGCGCGGGTTGTAGTAGGCCGCGTCCATCTGGGCCGCTCGGGCCTCACAGGAGTAGGCGGCTTGCTGGTTGCGAAGCGCCTGGTCTCTCTGTGCCGTCTGGGCGAGTTGTTCCCGGCGTCGGCGCTCCACCGCGTCAGATAGGCGGGCTTCTTCAGCAGCAATGCGCTGCTCTCGGGCGGCGGCATTTGTTTGGGGGTTCTGGCGACCAGCGGGTGAGGCCTCGGCGTCAACGTTAGCGACGGCAGCCCGGCGGACGGCCTGTACGTAGTCGGGCGAGTTGGTGAGGGCGCGCTGGAGGAGGTCGTTTTCGCGGTCGCGGGCGGCACGCTGGCCCGGGGTGAGGGCGGCGTCGGCTGCCTTGGCCTGTCTCTCGTCGGCGGCGCGCCTGATGATGGCATCGACATATGGATTTGGCTCACGGGGGCCGTCGGGAGGGACGAACGGCACCCCTGCGGAGGGAGCGGAACAGGCGCCGAGAGTGAAGGCTAGTCCGGCCAGAAGCACTACAGCTCGCATATGTTCCTCCAACCGTCAGCGCAACGGTATCAGCCAGCGCGTTGTGGGGGTAGTCGAGACGACAGTTAGTAGAAGGCGGTGTCGTCCTCCCACCGGCGGATTTTTCTAAGGGAGAGGCTGTTACCCTCTTGAGGTATGGCCACCAGATCCGGTGCGGTGAGTTCGGGAATCCAGCTCTTGCCGTATATGAAGAAAGGGCCGTCCACCGATATTCTGTAATGCCGAGGCTTGCAGACTTTGCCGCGTATTGAAAAACGCAAAAGTCCGCGACCGTCTGTCGAAGATTCTGCGGGCCGGGCAGTAGTCATAGAAATTTGTATTTCCCACTCCCGAAGGTACTGCTCCGCACTGAAGGTAGTGCCAGTAAGATTAAGACCCATATCGGTCTTTACATAGTCTTTTAGTTTCGCCGTAACATAATGAATGTCTGTGTAGAAGCGCTTCTTTGTCCGCTTAGTTATCCGAGATGTTTCTCCCATAGATTCCCCCCTTTGCCCGTCGCAGAAACGGTATCAGCCGGCGCGCGGTAGGGGGAGTCAGTCCTCGAATGTTTCTGGCGGCAGTCGCTTGCGTTTCTTTGGGAGCTTTGGCGCTTGCTCGGGTTCTGGGTCGAAGTCCAGAAGTCCTTCTTTTATCTGCCCCTTCAATGCGGAGACCAGCTGGTCGAGTTTCCGAACCGCTTTCGTAAATGCTTCAGTACTTTCGGCATTCAACTGGACATGGATGTCTGCACCCGGGTCGAGTTCTACGGAGAAACTCTCCTCTAATCTGGTTATAATCTCTGCGTTCATCGTTCTCTTATTTAACTTCGCTTCTCGCGCAATCCTCTCCCGCATCCCATCAGGGAGCCTGAGCAAGAATTTGTCAGCGGATTCGCTTGGATAGGGTTTGCGCTCAGCCATAGCTACTCGATAGCAAATCGCCGCCGCTGCCGCAAAATCTGCTTGACGGTATGTCTACTTGATATCTAGTGTCCATATATCGAGTCGCTATGGAGGGGTTGATGGCGGATCAAGCGTCCAAAGGGGCGCAACGAGAATGGCCGAAGTTTATCGTGCGCCTGCCACCGGATGTGAAGGCGTGGATTGAGCGAGAGGCCGAGCGGGTCGCCGGCAGTCAGAATAGCGAGATTATTCGGTGCATTCGCGAACGAATGGACCATGGAATCTGCAGGAGGGCCGGCGCACCGGCAGTGGGATCGGGCTCGTAATCCAACCCACTGCCGGTGACTGACGAAAATAGCCCGAGGCTGTCTCACCAGCCCAGGGCTGAGGCCCACAACCTGCATGAGGAATATGCAGACCATGAACGACCAGAACATCGTGCCCTTCGACTTCGAAGGCAAGGCTATTCGAGTGGTCACCGTCAACAATGAGCCATGGTTTGCGGCGCCTGACGTGTGCCGCGTGCTGGACCTCGCCCATGTGGCGTCGGCCCTTCGTGTGCTGGATGAGGATGAGAAGGGTGTGCTCACTGCGCACACCCTTGGCGGAGCCCAGGAAGTCCGCAGCATCTCGGAGCCTGGCCTATACAAGCTGATGGCTCGGAGCCGGAAGCCCGAGGCTCGGCGTTTCGACCGGTGGGTGCGGCACGAAGTTCTGCCCGCCATCCGGCGGGACGGCGGCTATCTCGCCGCGGCGCCGGACGAGACGCCTGAGGCCTTGGCGTTGCGGGCGCTGACCGTGCTGCAGGCGACGGTCGAGAGGCAGAAGCTCCAACTGGCCGAGGCCATGCCGAAGGTCGAGGCCTTGGAGCGGATCGCCAATGCGGACGGCCTCTATAATCTGACCGTCGCGGCCAAGACGCTGGGCCAGCCGCCCCAGGCTTTCATCCGTGGGCTGCACTCGAAGGGATGGATCTACAAGCGGGAGCCTTCCTCCAACTGGATCGGGTATCAGGACAAGGTGAGGTCGGGGTATCTGGCGCACAAGTCGGCATCGGTGACGCGGCCGGATGGCACCAGCAAGGAAGTCTCACAGGTGTTCGTCACGCCGAAGGGGCTGACCCGGCTGGCGCAGGGCGACTTGGGTATGTCGCACTAATGGAAGCCATCCTCCCCACCCCCGAGGAACCTTCCCGCCGCAGCTTCATGGGCCACCTTGCTGGGATCGCTGCTACCGCCGGGCTGGTCTACGGGTGTACGGATATCGGGCGGGACGCCCATCCTGATGCGACGCTGCTGAGTCTGCTCGATCAGGCGCAGCGGCTCTGGGATGCGGACATGAACGTGGAGCAGCCCCACGGACAGACGCTGGCCGAATTGCTGGCGCCGCGGGATTGGGCACGATCTCTCAATGAGGCGTCAGCCACCCGGGCGCAGACGCAGGACGGCATCCGCGCGAAGGCGGACGCCATCCGGGCAATGCTGGTGGACAGGGGCGGCACGTTGCCGACCTTCGCCAACGCGCAGGAGCGGCTGATGCTGTCTCTCTGCCAGGACATTGCGCGACTGTCGGGAGGTGTCATCTGATGGCCGTTTCCGCAATGCTCGTCGAACTGCCGCCCATCTCCCTGATGGCCGGCGTCGGCCAAATGGAAGTGCCGGACGATAGCCATCCCGGCCTGCGCCGCGGTGACCGGTTGTTCACGGTGCCCTGTCATCGGTTCGCCGCCGACGATCTGTATGTGCTGGCCTTCCCCGGCGAGCACTACGGGCTCTGGCGGTGCGGGAGCACGATGACCTTCCGCGATCCCGGCATCTTCTGCTGGAAGGACGGGCAGCGGCCGCAGACCCTGCGGCGGCTGACACCGCGGGAGTTCGAGGACGTGGTGGTGGCGCAGGTGGCTGGCTGGCTGCACATTCGGGATCGGCGGGCGCTCTACAGAGACTTGTAGCCTGGGGCCGGGGGGGGGTACCGTCGCGGTACCCCCATTCTCAAGAGCCCAACGCAGCAGCTTTGCTTGCTTCTGTTTTTCTGAGTTCCAGCATTGTGGGCAGCGTGAACAGGTAGGTCAGGAACATCTCGGTAAATGACTTGAGCGCCTTGGCATCTGCTTCCTGCACGGGTTCATCTTCATGTGCAGCGTCGTTTCCGAGTTCCCTAATCTGATGAGCCCAACTCTTCATGGCAGGAGTAACGCCCAGCTCCAAAGGAAGGCCTTCGATGCGCTTAAAGATGCTCTCTCTTGGATTTGCCTCCGAATGGATAATCTTCAGGCTGACATCCAGACATCGGCGAAACATGGGACCTGCTGCATCGTAGCTGCGGCGTTGTAAGGCTTCGACGCCCTGCACGTAGAAGAGCCGGATATTGTCAGGTAGGTACTGGGGTGCATCAGGACGGCTTGGGGTCGGCCAAGAGGCCACCAAAGTGGGTGTGCGATCGATTGCCCCTTGGACCCAATAATCGAAGTGCTGATCGAGAAACTCTGCTGTTGTGCCGGACTTGCAAACTTCGCACCTAAGCAAGGCCACATACAGATTTACTTCTTTCTTTTTTCGGTAATGTCCGGTCACCGTCATTGCGGCCTGTGAAACGAAGCAATGTGGACACTGTAGCGAGATTTGAGCCATGAACATCCAGCCTTACGGGAATGAGATAGCGATTACGGTTAATGATAGCCGGGCGAACGCTTCCAAGGTCCAGCTTCTTTTTGACCGTTACACCTCGCTCGGCGGTGCGCGCGAAAAGGAAGCCTTTGTCCTGGCTCTCATCGGCGAACTTATGGTGACGCACGCCCGCCAGGGCTAACTGCCGCGGCGCAACTCTGTGCCGTTCAATATCAGCGACATACAGGGCGTCCTCTCCGGGGCGCCCTTTTCTATTGGGGAGGCGCCGCATGGCCACGATCGATTCCGTGACCGAAGCTGTCTTCACCTCGCGCTTCGACAACCAGATGAGCGCCGGCGCGGATGCCGCGACGCGCTCCATGACCAATCTGGGCAATGCGATCGAGGCCAACGAGGAGCGGGTTCGTCGCACCACCCGGACAGCTCAGACCTGGGTCAACCAAGCCGACATCGTCACCCAGGCGGAGAACAAGCTGGCCAAGGCAACTCGGGATCTGGAGACGGCGCGGCGGGCGCTGGCATCGTCGCCGGATGTCAGCGACGCGCAGAAGGTGCGCGCCATTGAGGCGCTGTCCGATCGGGTGCGGCAGGCGGAGGTGCGGGTTAAGGCGCTGCGTGACGCGCAAGATGCTGGCACGCATTCGTCGGATGCTGCCAGCGCCTCTCTTAAGCTCCAAGGATACCAGTGGACCAACCTATTCGCGCAGATCCAGGACGTAGGAGTATCACTGGCTGGCGGCCAGAGCCCGCTCCTCGTCATGGCGCAGCAGGGGCCGCAAGCCGTCAGTGCGGTTGGGGGTGTCAGCAATGCGTGGAAGTTGCTGGGCCAGGCCTTCACGCCGGCGCGCCTAGCGATCGGACTGGGCGTTGCTGCTTTGGGCGCCATGGCCGCCGCCAGCATCGGCCAGGAAGCGACCCTTGCAAGCCTGCGTGGTCAATTGCGCGGCGTCTCCGGCGACTATGCCGCTATGGCGGAGGAGGTGGAGCGCAGCGCGCGCCGCATCCAGGCCTCGGGCCAGGGCATCGGCCGCAACGACGCCCGGTCGTCACAGGTTCAGCTGCGGCAGCCCGCCGGCAGGGCAGGTATCGGCGGGCTCGACTTCGAGCAACTGACCAAGGATGCGGCGGACCTAGCGGTGGTGCTGCGCACTGACTTGGCGAGTGCTTCGGCCGATCTCGGCAACGCCATGAGGGACCCGGCTGCTCTGGTGGAGCAGCTCGCATCCCGGGGCTTCCCGGGTATGACTGAGCAGTTGCGGGTGACGGCGGCCGCCATGGCCACGGGCGGAGAGAAGGCGGCAGCTTTTGAGCTGGTGCTGGGGCGGGCAATGGATCGCGCCCGCGGTGCAGCCAAGGACGTTGACCCGCTCACCAAGTCTATGCGGGATCTGAACGCCAGCTGGCAGGGTTTCGTTGACGTCATCGGCACCGGCCTGGCCGGCGCTGCTGGCGGGGCGCTGAAGGACCTGACCGCTCTGCTGGGCGTCGCCGAGCGGCTTTGGGGCATCGTGAGCCAAATCCCTGGCTTTCAGGCCTTTGCTGATGTTGCCAATGCTGGCCCGGTCGAAGCTGGTATCGCGGCACGGCGCACCCTGGGTTTTGGGCAGGAAGGGGCCACCGCCAGGGCTCTGGGGCAGCTGGGGCAGGGGGTGTATGGTCCAGCAACCCCGGACGCGGTGGCGATCGGTCGCATTAGCGTGCCGTGGAGCGTGCCGTCGGATCTTCGCTCCAGCTTCGCCGCGGCCTCCGCTGCCTCTGGCGTCGATGTTGACCTGCTGGCGCGTGTCTATGGCCAGGAAGGCGTTCGCAATCGCGATGGGTCCTGGCGGACCAGCAGCGCTGGCGCTGTTGGTCCGATGCAAATGCTGCCGGGCACCTTTGACGAGGTGGCCTCGCGCTACGGCATTCAGGGCGGCATCACTAGCGATAGCGCGAATATCCAGGCGTCGGCCCGGTACCTTGCCGAGCTGATCCAGCGCTTTCCGAACGACCTGCCGCGCGCGATCGCTGCCTACAACGCCGGGCCCAACCGGGAAGGCTTGGGCAGCCCGGCGCTAGGCGGCCGCTACGCTGAGCGCGTGCTTGAGGGCTACGAGGGACGCGGGCTTGCAGTTCAAGCCGCAAAGGTCGAGGTGACCGGCGGCAACGGCAGCATCGTGCTGCCGACTGTCAGCGTCGAGGCTCCCGTCGACAACACGCTCGATAAGGCGCTGCGCTTGGCGGACGGGAAGGATCCGCCCTACCCGCCCAATTCCACGCGCGAGACCCAGGTCACCGGCATCAACCGGGCACTGCAGCAGATCAGTGCGGCACAACAGATCCCCGGCCTGGACGCCGCCAACCTGGACGTCCTGGTCGCCGGGACGCGTCGCCTGCGTGGCGAGATGGAAGGGTTGAGAGGGCCACATGCAGACTTCGTGCGCACCCAGCAAGAGGCCATTCAGTCGGCCGAGCAACTGGACCCGGTGCAGCGAGCCGTCAACGAGGCAGTGCGCAGCTACACGGAGCAATTGAGGCGCGTTGGTGAGACGCCCAGCGCCGGACAGCTGGAGGAAGTGCGCAGCAATAAGCTGCGCGAGCTGCGCGCAGCTCTGACTGGCGCTACAGCGGAGATTGATCGCCAGACCGCCAGTCAGGAGCGCATCGGCGCGGCGTATGGCCGAGGCGAGCAGGCGGTAGCTCGCGCCATGGCTGCCGAGAAGGCGCACGAGATGGTGCGCGCCGGCGGCATCAAGAATGCCGACGAGCGCAAGGCCGCCGAAGAAGCGGTGACAGATGCCTTGCTTCGCCAGCAGCGGGTCGCCAACGACAATGCGACTCTGGCCGCCAGCGCCAGTTCCGAAGCTAATCTCGCCTATCTGGCCAAAGAGCGTGACCTGATCAGTGCTACGGCTGATGTGCGAGAGCGCGAGCTTGCCGCCTACAAGGCTCGGAAGGATCTGGAGAGCCGGCCCGGTGGTGCCAGTGAAGACGTCATCCAGCGTGCCGAGCAGCTGGCGCGGCAGACGGCGGATGCCAACCGGGAGACGCAGCAGCTCAAGAACAGCTGGTCAGCGGTCGAGAACTTCGCCAGCCAGACGGCCGACACGATCCAGAATGCGCTGGTTTCGGCACTGGCCACAGGCGAGGCCAGGACGATCAAGTTCGGGGCTATCTGGCGTTCGGTGATGGCGGCGGCTGCCTCTCAGGCCGCGCAGTTGGCTCTCATCAATCCGGTTCTGAACGCCACCTTCGGGGGCACAAGGGCCACGCTGGGCGGCGTGTCAACCGTCATGTCCGGATCGGGAGCTCCGGCGGTAACGGATGGCAAGGGCAACCTCGTCGGCTATGTCCAGCAGGGCGCGCAGGCCTACTCGGCGTACAACAAGCTCAGCGGAATCAACCCCACCAGCTACATCAACGGGTCGAGCAGCTTTGCGACCGGATGGGGCGGTCTCGACACGGCGCTGAATACCCCGATATGGGGTGCCAGCGGCGGCATCAACGCCACAGGCGCCGTCACGAACGCCGCCGGCTACGGCTCCATCGCACAGTCGTCGATTGATATGGCTGGCAGCGCGACATCTGCTGGTACTGCCAATTCGCTCGGATATGGGTATGGCGCGACCAATGGGACGGGGCTAGGTGGCGTCGGAGGCCTCACCTACGGCGGTGCCGCTATGGGCGCCATTGGCATCGCTGGCGGCCTCTATGGTGCCTATGCCGGCATCCAACGCGGCGGCGTAGGCGGCTACACCTCGGCTGCCGGCGGTGCGGCGACGGCCGGGCTGTCCGCTGCCGCCATGGCTGGCGCTGCGGTCCCGGTCTACGGCTGGATCGCCGCTGCCGCCCTGATGGTGCTGGGCGCCCTGCTCCCGGGGCAGAAGCCGAGCGACAGGACCGGAACGGCCACCTTCTACACCAACGACCCGACCAACCCGCTGATCGGCGGCCTGGAGGGCGACCGCTACAGCGCCGAGACGCGGGCTCAGGCCCGTTCCATTGGCGAGCAGCTGATGAAGGTGGCCGACAACGTCGCCAAGGTGACCTCGGTCCCCAACGACCGGGTGGAGACGGCTTATCGGGTGCAGGCCGGCGCGCGCGACGGGCTGAATGTCTTCTTCGGCACCGATCAGCTGCATGGGGAGATGGACGAGGAGGGGGTGACCGCGGTTACCCGAGCCTTCACACAGCGCATTCTGATGCAGGCGGCCGAGCAGACCACGGATGCGAATATCCGCTCTGTGATCCAGCGTGGCGGCGTCGATGACCCGGACACCACATTCGCGAACCTTGAATGGTACAAGACCACTTACAAGGGCCTGACCGAGGAGCTGGACCCGACCAAGGTCAACTCGTACACGCGTGCCCTCGATGAGTTGAACGCGAAGTCGGAGGAGACTGCGGACAAGGCGGCTTCTCTGGGCCTTGCGCTGGAACCGGTAACTGCCGCCCTGGCCAAGAGCATGCAGGACCTGAACGAGGCGCGCGCCTCGTCGTTCAACAGCACCATCCAGAACATGGACCTCAGCGCCAGTGCCCTGCGCGGCGGGAACATGCTGGGGCCACAGCTGGACGCCTTCGATGCGCAGCGTTTGACCGACTGGAAGGCGTTAACGGCCAGCATCCTGGATCAGGGCTTTGACCAGGTGCAGGTGGAAGTGGCGCGGCGGTCCTTCGACACTCTTCGCGACCTGCAGCGCCAGTCGATTGTCGATCAGGACGCCACGACCCGGGCGACCAGCGCCAACTCGCTCTATGACCGAATGCGCGGCGCCAGCCTGCACGAGACGACGCTGGAAGAGGCGATGTGGGACTACAACCGCCGGGCGTTGCTTGAATTTCAGCAGGCGCAGAAGGACGGCATTACCGACCTGACCCTGCTGGCTCAGGCACAGGCTGCCGAGCGGCTGAAGATCGAAAAGGACTATGGGGAGCAGGCGAAGGCGCAGCGCGCTTCGGCTGAGCAGAATGTCGCCGGTACGCTCGGCGGCATCACGGACTTCATCCAGCAGCTGCAGCTGGGAGACCAGTCCGTGCTGTCACCGGAGTCCAAGCTATCGCTGGCCACGCAGCGGTTCGATGCCCTGGCTATTCGGGCTCAAAATGGCGACTTCGACGCTGTCAGCGACTTCACGCCTGTGGCCAGCGGCTTACTGGGCACGGCGCGCGACTACTACGCCAGCGGCCCGGGGTACGCCGCTCTGCAGGAGCGCGTACTGGCCGTGGCGGAGAGCATCAGCAATGTGTCGCCGGATACGCTGACGAACAGCAGCATGGAGCGGATCCAGCAGACGGCGGCGGCGTCGATCGTTGATGCGATTAGGGAGCTCAAGGCCGAGAACCAGCTGCTCCGCATGCAGATGCAGGGCATGATGGCCATGGTGCCCGCCCGGTGACCGGCCTCGTAATCCCCGGCCTGACCGCGCCCGGTGACGCTCCGCCCGGCCCGGACATCGCGCCCGGGCAGTTCGCCGTGACGGATCTGCCGGACCTGCCGCCCGAGTTCCTGGTCGAGCTCGGGACTGCGCCGCCCACCGTGGCGGTGGAGATCGGCTCCATCGGCATGCCCGGGGGCGAGGCGGTCGGCGGCCTGCCCGATATGCCGCCGGCAACGCCGGGGCCAGCGGTGCTGCGCTACAGCCTGCGGGGCTGGATCGGTGAGCCGGAGGACGCGATGGCGCCCAACCTCGCCTATCCGTCGCGCCTGATGGAGCCGCCCAGCCTGGTACGGAGCATGCGGGTGCTTCCGGAGGATAGCGCCCGAGCGTCGTTTCAGAGTGGCGAGATCAGTCTCCGCAACGATGACGGTGCGCTGAACGAAGTGGCCGGCGACTGGACCATGGCGGGTCGGCCGGCAGTGATCCGCCGCGGGCCGCATCGCCAGCCACGTAGGGCGGGATATCAGGAGTTCGGCCGGGTCGCGGATCTGCGCATCACCAGCGCGGCGCTCTCGGATGCCAACCGGATCCGCATCGGGCTGAGGGAGGCTGCCTCGGATCTGCAGGTGCCGGTCAGCACGCCCTATGCCGGCACTGGCGGGCTGGAGGGGGACGCTAACCTCTCCGGGCAGCTGCGGCCGATGCTCTACGGCGTGAAGCGGCAGATCCCGCCGGTGGCGCTCCTTGCCAATCAGGAAATACGTCAGGTCTCCGGACGGCCGCTGAGCGCCGTCTTCGGGGTGCGTGACCGTGGTTCCGAGCTGACACCCTTCGGGGACTATCCCAGCTTATCGGCGCTGAGCAGCGCCCCGCTGTTCGCTGGCGGCTACGCGACTTGCCTGACCGAGGGGCTGATCCGCACAGCCAGCACGCCGCAGGGTCAGCTGACCGTCGATGCGGTCGGGGCTGGCGATACCAGCCATGGCGGCATCGCCCTGGCCCTGCTGCGTGGCCCAGGCGGTCAGCTGGAGGAGCGCCTGGTGCCAGCCGGGTTCACCGCGCAGCCGGCGGGTGCGGCCGGCTTCCTGTGGTCCTCCGGGACTGTGGCGTCCGCGCTGGATGAAGTCATGGCCGCCTGCGCGGGCTGGTGGGGCTCCGACCGGCTTGGCCGCATCGTGGCGGGGCGCCTGAGGCAGCCGGACAGCGTCGGTCCCGAGGTGACCTTCGCCCGCTGGATGCTGCAGGCCGAGCCGGCGGAGCAAGGCGGTGTCGCCCCGCGCTGGCGCCAGCGGGTGGCCTATCGCCGGCTGGAGACGGTGCAGAGCGCGACCGACTTGGCGGGCATTGCCAGTGAGGACCCGGCCCTGGTTGCGGCCTACGGCACGGCCCAGCAGGTGGCCATTGCCTTCGATACGGCGATCACTCTGGCCTTCCCCTCGGCGACGGACGCGGAACCGCTGCCGAGCGGCTTTGACGATCAGGCCGACGCCCAGGCGCTTGCCGCTGAACTGCTGGCCCTGCACGGCGTGCGGCGCCGTCGCTGGCGCCTGTCGCTGGGGCGCTGGGGCCATCTGGTGGATCTGGGGGCCGTGGTCGCGGTCGATCATCCGCGCCTGGCCGGCCGCAACTGGATCGTCATCGCGAGCGAAGAGGCCGGCGACGACAAAACGCTCACGGTTTGGGGGTAAGGGATGCCGAGCTTGGTGAGCGGAACCAGCTGGGCGGACCAGCCTGGGGTGTCGATCGATACTGACAGCGAGGCGGAGGGCCTCGGCGTGCGCTCCCTCCTGACGCCGGTGCTGGGCGATGTGTGGCGCACCACCGGCAGCGGCGATGTGCCGGGGCAGCGCCGGCTCTCGGTTGACCTGGGTGTGCGCCGGCCCGTCCGGGTCATCGCGCTACAGGCGCCGCGTGACGGGCTGCTGCCGGAGGCCGGCGCCACCATTGAGGTGTCGATCTCCGGCAACGCCGCGGGATCAAGCGGGCTCGGCTTCCTGGCAGCGCCACTGGCCATGCCGGTTGGCTACTGGATCTGGACGCTCGATGCGACGCTGCAGGTGCGGTACGTGCAGATCATCCTCATCAGCACACAGTCCTACCTGCAGTTCGGGCGGCTGTGGATTGGCGACGCGATGCTCACGCCGTCCTATGTGGCGGAAAGCGGCTACGATCCGGCTGTGTCCGATGCGGCTGGCGAGCCGACCCGGCGGCGGGTGCAGTTCACCATGCCGGGCCTGACGGAAGCGCTCGCGGACCAGTTGGAGGGCATCGGCCTGGACGCCGGCACGCAGCGCCAGATCCTCGCCATTCCGCGCGTCGAGCGCGGCGACAGAACTGCAGTACTGGGCAAGCTGACGGCGATCCCAGCGCCCAAGCCGCGCTCGGCGTGGAACCAGGGCGGGCAGATGCACACCGCAACCCTTTCGATCCAGGAGGACCGCTGATGGCCGTTCTGAAATACGGCGCCTGTGCGCGGTGCCTGACCACCACGACGGGCACGGGCACCTATGCGCTGGGTAACACGCCGGCCGGATACCTCGATCCGTTTACCGCCGGCATGGCCTCCGGCGACCGCTCGACCTGGCGCTGCGAGAGCGAGGATGGCGCCACCTGGGAGCACTTCGAGGGCGTGCTGACGGCGGGCAGCCCTAGCACGATCAGCCGGGCGCGCATCATCAAGACCTCAAGCGGCGGTACGTCGGCAATCTCCTGGCCTGCCGGGACCAAGCGGATTACGAACGTGATCTCGCCGGATCGAACCGCGTTCCTCGATAGCAACGGGCTGCTGCCTCCTGAAATCCTACCGGCACTGATCACTCAGCTGTCGCGGGTGAACGAGGTGCTGATCGCGAGCGGGGCCGGTGTGGCGTTCAGCTGGACGCAGGTGGATCAGAACAGCCTCGGCGCAGTTAGCGGTGGTGGCACGTCGCAGATGGTCGTTCCAGCGGCGGGGCTCTACAGCATTACCCTCGTGATGCGGTGTGCCGGCAGCCTTGCCGGTCAGCTGCGGCAGATGAGCATTGCGACCAACGACATCATCCGCTCTGCGCATGTCGTCAATCCGAACGCAGTGCAGAACATTGTATCGGTGACCTTCACTTCGCTTCTGAGCCAGGGCGACACCGTAAAGGCGTACGTCTACCACGACAGCGGCGCCGATCTAGCGTTCGGTGGCTTCGGTCAGGCCAGTTTTACCTTGGTCCGCCTGGGCTGACCACCGGGGCACTGCCCCACCCCTAAGATCTGGAGGTTACCGCATGTCGGGCACTTACCCCGCAGTGGTGATGCGCGCGCGCATTGGCGCAGTGAATACGGCGCGCAGAGCCCGGGTGAACATCGGGTCTGATGTCCGGATATTCGTGGATGTCACCAACGCGCTCACTGGCGCCCCCATCGAGAACATCACGGTCCCTGCTGCGCTCTACTGGCTCCCGGGCACAGCCGCGGATGTTAGTGCCGGTCAGCCTGCCGAAGTTTCGCTCTTTGCTCCCGGCGTTCTGACCTTCGTCGTGCCGGCGGAGCTCTCGAACACCTATGCCTTCTGGGTTGGCATCGAAGGCCCGATCCGCACGGCGTATGATGGTGCGTTCGATGTCTCCAGCAACGGCGTACCAAGCGGCCTGACTTTTGCCGTCAGCCAGTGGAATGAGTTTCTGGCTGCTGCAGCAGCGGCGGGCGCATCGGCATCCGGCTGGACCTATCGCGAGTTGGCGCCGCGCCTCGCTGCCCTGGAGGCCCTGACCAGTTACGTGGTGCCGGTTCTCCCGGCCTTCACGGCCGCGCCTGCCGTGGCTGAGGTTGGGGCGACGGTGCCCTCCGTGGTGCTGACCGTCACGCGCAACCGGATGGACCTTCCGGTATCGATCACGGGAGCCAGCACGGCGACCATCCCCGTCGGGCAGACCAGCGTGACGGTCACCGGCCCCTTCACCGCCGCCGCCGTCTGGGCTGCGACCGTGACCGATCCCAACCCGCCGCCGGGGCAGGTGGCCGTCGCCACGCGGCAGGTGACCCTGCCGTTCCAGAGCCGGCGCTACTGGGGCGTCTCAGCCAGCGCCACGCCTGATGACGCGGCGATCCTGGCGATGGCCAGCGAGTTCGCCACGGCCAGCTCGCCGCGCAAGACCGCCACCCTCAGCCCGGCTGCGCAGTACGTCGTCTACGCGCAGCCGGCGGCGTGGGCCATCGCGACCGCCGTCAAGTTCGGCTCCACCGACACCACGGACTTTACCGACACGATCCGCGGCCTCGTCAACGCCTCCGGTGCGACGGTCTCCTACCGCATCCGGGTGCTGACCTATCCGCTCTCGATCACGCAGGAGTTCACGTTCTGATGGCAGATGATCAGGGCACTCCCATCGCGTCGCCGCTGTTCTCGGCCGGCCCGTTTCCTGCCCTCCGCCCCGACCAGCTCGCACCCCTGGGCCTGCAGCCGGAGCACGTCGCCGGGCTGCCCGATGCGCTGGGCGGCCTCGACACCCGCGCCACCGCTCTGGAGCAGGGGCAGACCAGCGACCGCATCACGGCCACGTCCTGGGCCGACCTGCAGGCCAAGCCGGGCACCTTCGCGGGCCAGGGTGGTGAGGTGGTGGGGCTGCTGGGCACGACCCACAACGACCCGGCCAGCGGCACCGTAGTCTCGGACGGAGGCATCTACTCCTGGTCCACGGCGCCGGCCCGCTGGGACCGGATCGGGGACAACTCGGATCAGGTCGTGGCGTCCAAGGTTGCGAGCGGCGTCACGAACGCGCTGGTGCCGTTCGACAGCCGTCTGACGGCTCGCGAAAAGCAAATGGACCAGGGACGAACGGGGAGCGATTCCCTGTTTGGTTCTGACGACCTCAATGTCGATACCTCGTATGGCCGGTGGTATCATGCGTTGCAGACGGCGGTTCTCGACGCCATCCGCATGGAGGATGCGAAGGGCATCCTGATGCTGATGGACACCGTCACCCGCATCATGCGCTTGCCTGCGATTGGTTCCGATCGAGTGACCTCCCCGCACATCTCGGTCGGGGATCGGGTGGTCCTCTCGGCTGAGAGCCTGCACTTCGCGCTGTCCACGCTAACGGATGTCCCCTTTTGCGTCAGTGTCGGTGACGACAAGATCATCGACTTCGATCCGGTCACCAAGAAGCTCTCCCTTTTCAACCCGCTGTTCAACGACATCCAGGCTGCGCTGGCGACGATCTCGGGCTTGACCGCCGGCAGTGCCACCATCACCGGACAGACTTCGATGGGCGGCGATGCCTCCGTGTCGGGGGCGCTGGCCGTCACCAAGGCCGCCTCGGTGTCCGACACCCTCGCCGTGGGGAAGTCGATCACCGCCGGGTCGTCCCTCACAGTGGCCGCCGATGGCGCGTCCATCGTCATCCACGATTGGCCAGACTCAATGGCTCCCCTCCCGCCAGATCTGATCCGGGGTTTCAGCTTCCTCGGCCGGAGGAAGGAAATCCTCGGGTTCGACACGCGCAATGACGCGCTTGCGCCGAATGCACCCCCTGCCGACTATCAGTTGCCTAACGACCTGCTGGTGGAACGCGGTGGGCGCGTGGGGCTGCAACGCTACGCCCGGCCGCGCAACGAATCCTTCCCGCGTGCGCTGCCGATTTTCCTGCAAGGACCAGCGATGCGGCCGCTGCCGCCGCGCACCCATCAGCTGATCCCGGCAGGGACGGCCACGGGTTCCCGGCTTTGGGCGGCCTTCATCTGCTGGGATGGCGTGCCCTACGACCCGAACACCCCCGGCGGCGGCCCGGGCGCCAACGGCGAACAGCTTGGCAGCTACATCGCCATGTATTCGTCCGACGATCAGGGCGCGACATGGGTCCAGCGGGCGCAGCTTGTGCCACCGTCCTTCGTCACCGACCGCCTTGCGGACCCGCAGCTTGGCGTCATCGACGGGAAGTTGGTTCTGTTCGCCTTCGCCGCCTACAACAGCGGCCACAGCGCGTTCCAGGGCACCTTCGGCGTCGTCATCGACAACCCGCTCTCGAAGTCTACCTTCGTCGCGACCCCGGCCACCTGGCTCGGCAACGGCGTGTTCTACCGGCTGGAGCACGCCTTCGGGCAGAACTTCCTGATGGTGGATCGCTGGTCGGCCTTCAGCGGCTTCAACCCGACCCCGGTCATCGAGGCTGGCGCCTTTCTTTGCCGCATGGGCCTGGATATCGATGGGCTGCCGTATATCGAACGGCTGAGCAAGCAGCCCGATGTCGATCCCTCGATCCGGACCTACATGGAGACGCAGGTTGTTCCGCTGACCGGCGGCGGCTTCCTGGCCTATCGGCGGACGACGCTGGGCACCTATTCCATGACCAGCCCGGATGGCAAGACGTGGAGCACGCCGGCTCCGCTGGACTTCCCGAACGCTGTCAGCCGCACGCTGTTGGGTCGCAGTCCCAGTGGCCGTCTCTTTCGGGTGCTGAATAAGAGCAACCCCGGCCGGACCAACTTGACGATCGACTTCTCGGACGATGAGGGCGTGACCTGGCCCTATTCGCTTCTCATCTATCCGGGAACGTCTTCCTATCCGGGCATCGCCTTCGTCGGGGACAATGTTTACGCGATCCTTGATACCCGCCGCGGTCAGGACGCCTCGCACATCAAAGACATTCTGTGCCTGGCGACAACGGAGAGCGGTATCGTCGGCGGCACTGCCACCATCGTCCAAACCCTCATCGCCTCGTAAGGACAAGACCCATGGCAGGCAATATTTCGGCCCATAACGGCTTCCAGGGCTCCAACTGGATGCCGTTCCGCGCTCAACTGGATCGAATGCTGGCGCAGCAGACGGGGGCAGTTTTCGATGACAGTGCGGCCTCCATTGTCGTAGGCGCGGCGAAGCCGGCGGGATCGGTCGCCTACTCCTTCGTGCAGGCCCTTCTGATGGCCTCCGGTGACTTCTTCCTCTGCCCGGAGGATCACCACACCATCGGGTTCTACCGCAGTGCGACGCATGCCTACGAGGCCGGTCCGACCCACGGCACTGGCTCGACGACGGCGCCGAACAGCAACACCAACGCCTATCACGGCGCCCTGGCGACGCCGGATACCGCGGTCTGGATGATGCCGGCACAGGCGGCCACCTTCTCCCGCTGGGACGATGTCGAGAAGAAGCTGACCCATCCGGTGCCGCACGGCTTCGCGTCCGGCACCATGCCGGCGGTATCGGCAGAGTGCCTGGGTGCGGATGATGCTATCTACTTCGCCGCCGGTCGTGAGCCTGCCATCTACCGCTTTGACTGGCGGGCCATGTCGGCGCCGACGAAAGTCGTCGATCTGCCCTATACGCAGCCCGCATCCGGCTCGTCTGCTGTCATCCGCACGCTTCAGCTCCTGCCCGGCGGTGATTTGCTGGCCATCGGTGCGGCCAGCAGCGGTTCCTGGCGCGTCAACACCCGGCTCAAGACGGTGACGGCTTTCACCGGGGCCGCTGTAGCGCAGGTCGGCGCAGTTCTGACGCCCAGCGGGCGGCGGGTGATTAGCTTCCCGCAGAATGCTGGTTTCTATCGGCAGGAGCTGCTGGACTCCAATGTGATCAACGCAGATGTCGCGCATGGCGGTCCAACCGCCAATCCGTTCCTGTCGGGCCATATCATGCAGGACGGTCGCACCGTGGCGGCGCCGCTGCGCGACACCCGTCTGCGCTATCTGGACCACCTCAATGGCGTTGCCAGCGCCGGCACCGACCTGACCTCGTTCGGCGCCCTTTCCACCCAGGACAACATCAGTCACATGGCGCTGATGGGGAACGGCCGGACCTACCTCCTGAACCCCGCCGGTATGCCGAACTGGCTGGAGTGGACGCCGTTCACGGGCGGTAGCCCCATCCCGCTCGAAGTCGCACGCTCGCGCTTTTACAACCATCGCTAAGGGGGCTGACATGAGCCCCCCACGCGTCGTCCGGAGCATCTTCGAGTTCTTGGCTGGCGTCCTGCAGCGCGACCGCTATCTGACCGAGCTAGGGGCAGCCCTGGTGACGTTTGGCATCGGAGTGGTCGCGTCCCTCACGCAGGATGGTCTTGCGACCCGCGCATCCTATGCCGGGTTCCGCGACATGCCCTGCCCCGAGGGCTGGGTCATTGCTTTCTGCATGCCGGGCATCTGGTCGGCGGTGAAGCTATGGCGCGAGGGCGAACGCTACGAGGGGCGCATCTCGTTCTTCGTGATGATGTCGTTCGTGGCCCTGGCAGTGTTCAGCATGCTGACCGGGCTGGAGAACTGGGGCTTCTGGGCGCTGTTCGCCCTCCAGCTTGGCATCCTCAAGGGATACGCGCTCATCCTGGAATGGAGCTACCTGCGTTGGTCCGTCTCGATCCTGGGAAGCTACTTCTGGATCAGTCTGACGCTCTCGATCGGGACAAGTATCGAGGGGCCGCAAGCGCTCAGCATCGTCACCTACGCAGGCTTCGCCGGGTTCAACCTTCTGTCCGTCTGGCGAGCGAGGGGAAACCGGAATGGGTGACTGGCTAGGCCTGGAGTGGTGGAAGTCAGTCTGGATCCCAGCCTTTGCTGCGGGCTCCGTCTGGCTCGCGTCGAGGTGGAAGGCATCCTCCGACGATCGTGCCTCACGCGACGCGCGGCTCGACACCCGCCAGGATAAGGAACTCGCGCGGCTTGATGCCGAGGCCGAGGAACTGCGTGAAGACCGAGATCGGGGGTGGGGGCTAGCGCGCTGGTGGTGGGGCCACTGCCACGATCAGCGGCACCTCGCGAACAACCGGATCATGCGGCTGGGCGGCACCTCCGAGGACCGCCTGCCGGAGCTGCCAGGGCTGGAAGATCCGATCTCCAAGCCCCGGACCTGAAATCCCGCGCGCGGCCTGGGACAAGCCGCGCAACGCCAGATGGCGACAAGAAGCTCATCAGTCAGTGGTCACGGCCAGCGCTGATGATGTTCTTCATATCGACTGAGGCACAAATCGTTTCATGGGGCCTCACTCCAGGGACGAATGTCTCAGGATCGACGATCCACGCTTCTAAGACCTTATCAATCTGCTGCTGGGTCGCTTGGTCTGTGCGTGCTGAAAGGATGCCTATCACTTCCATTACAACAGCTATCCGCGCGGTTAGCCAGTCCGTGCGAGCGGCTTCCTCGTCATTCTGAATCATCAGTTCCTCCGCGGACTGGGTCGCACCTCCCATGGTGGACGGTGCTACTCATTCCGGCAACGGTTTGGATGATTCCGATGAGATCGCCGAGCGGCCACTGTCAGGTTGACGGAGGGTCGCGATCAATTGCCCTGACGGGCTGACGCTTGCTGCCTCTGTCCCGTGCGGCCGCTCGGAGGATCCGGATCAGATCGGCCCTCCAGCTGCGGAGGCCAGGTGCCTCAAGGCTGGGGTTTTTGCCTCGCTTGAAGGCTCCATAGACCAAAGTACGCGCTACGCGAGACAGCGGCATTCGCGAACCCTCTTTCGCTCCACGGTAGAATATCGCGGAGCGACAATAGTTGCGCATCGATATCCGCTGCCGGTCGGTAACCGGCAACCGCTGACAATCTGGAGATACGGCCATGGATTGGCTGATGACCGACCCGACTGTGGTCGCGGGCGTCTCTGCCCTGCGCGCGGCGGTGATAGCGCTCGCCGCTGGCGTGCTGGCAATGCTGGCGTGGATGATTGGCATGGTTGTCCGGCTGTTATGGGGGCTGCGCCCGCAGCTGCAGGCGGCCATCACCGAATGGCTCACCACCAAGGCTTTCGCCCGGTGGACCAAGGTGGCGGAGGGCGCGGCCGCCGAGATTGCCGACCCTGGCAACCCCGCTGTGAGCGTCAAGGCGAAGGCGGCCGAGCTGGTGCGCGGCCTACCGGATGCGGCGCAGGTCCTGGGCGGCGACCAGGCTGCGGCGGAGCGCGCAATCAATCGAGCGCTGTCCACAATCAAGGTCGGCGTCGCGGAGGCACCCAAGCAATGAGCCTCCTCAGTCGCCTGCTCGCCTTGCTCGGCTTTGGGCGGGAGGCGCCTATCGCGCCGCCGGCACCGCCCATCGTCCAGCCTGAGCCGCAGCCGGGGCCTGGGGACCACGGCCCGCACCAGAGCACCGCCATCCCGATCCAAGCAGTCGGCGAAACGGGCTGGGGAGAGGATCGACCGATCCTTCCCGGCCGCCCAGATCCCGCGCCGGCGGCTCCGGCATTCCCCAGGCTTGTGGAGGTGCCCGTGGCTACCAGTGACCGTTTCGCTGTCCTGATCGACCCGACGATTGGCCGGGAAGGGGGCTATGCGAACCACCCGGACGACCGGGGCGGCGAGACCATGTGGGGCATCACCATCGCCCGGGCCCGCGCCGCTGGGTATCGGGGAGCCATGCGGGACATGCCCCGAGCCGCGGCGGTCGATATCTACCGCCTCTTTTATTGGTCACAGCCCGGCTTCGATGGCATTGACGATATCGATCCCGGGCTTGGCGAGCGACTGCTGGATGCCGGGATCAACTGCGGTACCGATCGGGCGGGCCGCTGGCTGCAGAGGGCGCTCAATGTACTGAACGGCAAGGGCACCCTCTATTCCGACATCGAGGTAGACGGAAAATGCGGCGCCTTGACCCGGGCGGCTCTGCAATCCTTCATCCAGCGCCGCGGCGCGGAAGGGCGGCAGGTGCTGCTGGAGTGCGTCAGGGCATTCCAGGCCGGGCACTATTTGCAGCTGGCGGAGGGCGACGCCTCGCAGGAGGCGTTCGTCTACGGCTGGATGCGGAACCGGATCATCGGGGTAGGGTGACCGGATCACACCCGCGACAGCAGCTTCTGCGCCATCCGGGCCTCTGTAGCCTCTACACTGTTATCAGAATTCAGGTTCGCCACCGCCTCTAGCAGGGCAGGGCGAACAGCCTCAGCTATGGCCGGCGAATTCATGAGCGCCTTGAACATCCGCATGGCAAGGCTAGCCTCTGCCGCTGTCCAGATTGGATGGGTGCGGGGTGTTTCATATTGATCTCAGTCGCCACCGGCCATCGGCATCTCCCATTCCTCGTCACCATAGCGACGTCTGTCCGCAAGTGCGGTCCTAATTAACCCATTACGCCTTATCGGCGAGGCGTGGCTGTGATTTGGCACCAGCCCGTGTCCCCCATGGCTCGAACACTCGCAAAAGTTGCACCTTCCGGACGTTTGCCCTGGCAGAAGATTAACAGATCGTATACTTCATCAGCCGATGAACACGCGATCCAGCCTTCGTCGGGAGAGCCTAGATGAATGATCCGGACCTTGTGGTAAGTCTTGGTCCCAGTTGCCGCAATACGTGGAACATCCGGGACTATTTCCAGACGCAGTACGCTCTGCCTTTTGATTGGTGGATTACGCCGGTCAAGTCGATGTTGCGCATGTTAGATCATGACTTTTCGTTAAATGTCGTTCGGGACGATCTCTGCATTACAGAGAATGGCGGTTCTGTATACAATCGCCGCCTTAATGTGCTCCACCATCATGACTTCGACAGGGTGGGACCGCACGTGAAGGTCATCACTGACGAGGGAATTGAGAAACTTAATTCCAAGTACACTTACCTGTTTGCGCGGTTTCGTCGGGATATCGCCTCGTCAGAGCGTCCCCTGGCCGTTTTGAATGGAATCAGCCGAGGTTGGCCGGTGACAACACCGGACGGCGGCACCAACGCCGACCTGAACGGGGATATGGAGCCGCAAGCTGTGGTGGACGCGATCCGCAGCAAGCTGGGCAAGAAGGTAAATGTTGCGATCATCGCGGCCGGCCCTGCGTCCACCAGGGAACTGGAAGGCGGCAGGATGATCGTCGCGCCTGACCGGGGCGAGCGCGAGGGTTTGCCTCCTGGCCAAATCTATGCGGAGCCGGTTCACATCCACCGCGAAGCGTTCATGGCGCTTGGCTTGAAACCCGAATCACTCAAGAAGCCCGAGACTGCGGACAACATGCGGATATCCAACAACACGCCTAAGCCCAGCCGAGCCCTTCCCGTTGCTTGATCTGGCGGAAGAGTTGGCGCAGGCGGCGTTTCCTTAAGCCGCCTCCGCCTTCTTCGCCTGTAGCATCCCCAGCAGCACCCACATCTCCCCGCTGACAGCGCTCTCGCCGCGAGCAAGGCGCCCGATCTGCCGCTGCAAGGCCGGCAGGCTGCGCGGGTCTCCATGCTCCATCATCCAGCGGATGAAGCTGGCCTGCGTGTGCCCCAAGCCTTCAAGCGCCGCGCTGAAACGGGCGCCATCTTCAGCGAACTTCAC